TCATGATCGCCTTCCCCTGACCGCCTCTCTGACCCTTCGCCCGATCTCGCCCGGCGAGGGGGCGATCCATCCGATCAGGGCGACCAGCACGATCCAGGCGGGGATCTCGTTGACGATGACGGTCTCGACGCGGTCGGCGCGGAGGCGGTTCTCGGATTGCTCCTGGCGGATCTCGCGGGCGCGGGGCCGAAGGATGGAAGGGGCGTTCTCGACCTTCTGCCCCTGCACGTTTTCGGCCCCGGCCTGGACATTGGCGGCCACGTTGGGGCCGAGCGGAACCGGCAGCCCGCCGCAGCCTGCCAGCAGCAGCGCCGCGAGGAGCGCCCTCATGCGCCTTCCCAGCGGAACGGGACATCGGCCGGAACGCCGTCGAGCCCCTCATGGCAGAGCTGGCGGGCCTTGTTGCGGCGGATCAGGAGGCCGCGAATGCCCTTGCCCCCGGCGAAGCGCCAGCGCGGGAGCTCATTGCAGGCACCGCGCAGATCGCCCGCATTGAGCTTGCGGATCAGGGTCGAGCGCGCGGCCGCGCCGAGCCCGACATTATAGGCCCAGTCGAGGATGCCCACATAGCTCCGGTCCGGGATCCGGTCCTCGACGGGATCCGCGATCAGCCGGTCGAGCCCGGCCTCGAACCCAGCCAGGCGGTCGGCGAACATCGCCCGGCACTCGGCGGGGGTGTAGCTGTCGCCGAGATTGACGCCGCGCGTTTCGCCGAAACAGACGGTCGGCACGCCGACGATGTCGAGATAGGCCTCTGTCTTCAGGCCCTCATTGCCGCCGATGAAGCTGAGCGCGAGGGCGGTGGCGGCCGCGCCGCGTTTCAGGATCCTGCGCATGGGCTCACTCCATCCTCTGGGCGATCAGCCGGGCGGCGAAGGCGGCCGCGGTGACCAGCGCCGACAGCCCGGCAAAGAGGCCGCGGGGCAGGCCTATCGCGTCGGGCGAGGCGAGCGAGAGCCCGGCCTCACAGCCCGAGAGCAGGCCTGCGATCAGGATGAGACGGATCGACCAGGCGCGCCGGATCAGCGCGCGCCACTGGGGCACGAGGTGCATGGGGAAACTCCTGTGGCTGGGGGCTCAGCGTGGGACGCGCTGCAGGACGGTCTTGATGTCGGCGCGAAGCTCGCGCAGCAGCGCATTGGTCTCCTCGCGGTCGCGCTGGCGGGCGGCGAGATCCTCGGCGCGCTGCCGCTGCCAACGGGCCTCGAGGGCGCGGATCTCCTCGGCGAGCCGGGCGGTCTCGCGGTCGAGCGCGGCGGTATTGGTGCGGGCGCGCGCCTCGAGCCGTACCGACCAGACGGCCAGCCCGAGCAGCGAGAGCATCACCGCCCACCAGTCGCGGATCTGCGTGGTCAGTTCCTGCATGGGGCCTCCGGCGGATGGGCGCGCGCGGTGTTGGTGACGGTCATGGCGGGCCTCGTCATGGGAGGGCAGATCAGCCGGTGAGGTGTTCGCGGCGCCTGAACAGGCGGACGCGGCCGGTGCGGAAGACCTCGTTGATGCGTCCGCCCTCGGCCCAGCGGACCCGGACGGCACTCAGCGCCGAGGCCTCGGGGGCGCCGGTCGGGACGGCAAGATCCTCCATCCCGGCCTTCAGCGGCGCGTCCCAGATGCAGCCATGGACCAGCCGGGGCTGGCGCGGCATGGGCAGCCGCAGCATGCCGGAACAGACGTCATCCCTGCGGAAGCCCGCCCCGGGGAAGGACGTGAAGGGCGACCAGGTGCCGGTGATTTCCGGCCGGACCGAGATCTGGAGGGTTGAGGTGGTCTTGTTGGTGGCGACGGCCTCGAAGACCAGCGCGTATTCGTAGCCGTCCTCGAACTCGGGCGTCTCCACGTTCTGGATGCTGCCTGCCTTGTCATAGCTCCAGATCAGGCCGGTGGCGCCGTCGCCGGGGCGGAGCATGTCGAAAGGGTGCCAGCCCGGGATCACAGCGTCGGGGGCGTGGGCCAGGATCGCGGCGCGCAGGATCGCCCCGGTCACCGCGCCGTAGATGTCGGAGAGCGCATCCTTCGCCTGGGCCTCGGTCAGCTTGTTGACGCCCGAGGGGATGAAGGCGCCGGAGCCGAGAGCGCCCAGCGTGATCCAGCCGTTATTGGGGATATTGCGCATCTTCAGGGCGCGGGTGGCGGTATCGACCCAGAGCATGCCGGCCGCGGTCTCGGCGGGCGGGGTCGCGCCCGCATTGCCGCTCTGGATCGCGGAAAGCACGCCCTGCAGCATGGCGAAGGCCTGGGCCTTGGTATGGCCGGTGTCGAGCAGATAGGTGGCTTGGGTCATGTCATCCTCATGCGGCCTGGAGGGCGGTCACGGTCAGGCCCGTGATGCCGATGGTGTAATCGGGGCTCTCGACGCTCAGGACCGCGCGGAAGCGGAAGGCCCGGCCCGAGTAGTCGGCGGCATCGAAGCTCTGCCAGGGCCCCCAGCGGGCGGCGGCTGGCGCATCATCGGTAACCGAGACCTGCAGATCGACATCGCCATAGGCATCCGTCGATCCGAGCCAGAGCCGTGCATCGGGCGGCGTCCACATCGCCGTGCCGGAGGGGCGCCAGAACAGGTCCCGGGCCTCCGAGATCAGCAGCTCGATATCCGAGATCAGCCGCACCGGCTGGACCGCGCCCAGATCGATCCGGCCCGCGAAGGCGTAGCGCGCGCGGGTCTCGCCCGGCGCCATCGCCAGCACGCCGCCCGCCGCGTGGCAGCCGGTGGCGATCCCGGCAAAGCCAGGGGCCTCGGCCAGGGTGGCGACGGTCGTGGTCGGGATGATCGAGGCGGCGCGGACCGCGATCCCCGAGACCGGGCCGGGCGTGCCCATCGCGTCATGGGGGCGCGCGAGATAGGTGCCGGATTTGAGCGGCAGGGTCGCCTCGGTGACCCCGCCCGAGACCGATTTGCCGATGCCGGTCGAGCTCTGCCAGCTGGCGCCCGCCTGCGCGGTCGCGTGACGGAACTCGATCCGGCCGCCCTGGCGCACGTCGAGCGAGGGATGCCGGTCCCAGCGCAGCATCGCGACCGCGCCGCCCGAGGCCTGCACCGAAAGCCCGGTGATGGCGCCCGGCGGGGCGTTCTCGCCCTGCACGGCAGTGGCGCCTGCCCAGGCCCAGTCCGACCAGATGCCGCGCGCATTGCGGCCGCGCACGCCGAAGGCATAGGGGCCGGGCGCCACGTCGTCGATCATGTCCTCGGGCGTATCGGTGAGCCCGCGCAGCGTGGGCTCGGGGGCCGAGACCGGGCGCCAGGCGAACTGCCAGGCGTCAATGAAGGGATTGTCGGTGGTGGCCGCCAGCCGGACCCGGGTCTTGACCCCGCCGCCGCCGCGGGTCTCGTAAAGCGCCTCGGTCATGGTCGGCGCGCTCACCACCGGTTTTGCGGTCGGCGAGGGCAGCGTCGGGATCCCGCCCGCGGGCTTGGGCGTCTCCTCCGAGGTCCGCCAGTCGAAGATTGCGGGGCCGGTCTCGATGCAGCTCAGCGTGACGCGGACCCCGTCCTCGCCGATATGGACGGTGCGGCCGGTGACCTCGAAGGTCTTGGCCGTCCAGCCCCGGCGCGGCAGCGAGACCCGGATATTGTCGCCCAGCCGCACCGGCCAGGCGGCAAGCGAACAGGGCAGCGTGACCTGCTTCTGGCGGCGGCCCTTCAGCAGTGCCAGCTTCATCAGCCGCTGGCCGCGGGCAAAGCCGGTCTCGCCCGGCAGCTCGCCCATGTCGAGCACCAGCGGCTCGCCATTGTCGGCCGCGATATAGGTGGCGCTGTCCAGCACCGGCAGGTCGGTCACGACATGCTCGTTCTCCGGATCGGCATATTGCGCCTTCACGGTGTTGAACTGCTCTTCGAAGGGCTTGCGCGCGGTGACCTGGAGGCCGCCGACCAGCATGTCCTCGGTGACGGTGAAGGCCGGTTCCTCCCAGGCCGCGCCCCCGACGGTCAGGCGGCCGCGCTCGCAGGTCCACCAGCCGCCCCAGGAGGAGGACAGGTCGTTGAGGTTCTCGGCCGCGGTGGCCTCGGTCTCCAGCACGCCGTTGAAGGCATAGCGGTCCTCGGTCCTGCCCGAGGCCAGCGGCACCTGTTCCTCGGCCAGGTTGGCCAGGGCGAGGATCGTGTCCTCGTCGAGATCCCCGGGGCGCCAGCCCGGCCCGCCCCGGAGCTGCGGCGTCAGCATGTAGTCGCGCAGGCAGAGCGCGGGGTTCGTCGAATAGCGCCGCCCCCGGAACCAGAGCGCGACCGTGCTGGAAGTCATGTCGATCTCGACATGGATCGTGCCGCGCCGCCCGGCGACGGCCGAGACCGGCAGGGTCGCCCTTGCCAGCTCCGGCCCGGAGACCTCGCCCGACCCGGCGCGGAAGACCAGCGCATCCCCGTTCACGCCGAGCCAGACACCCTGGCCGCCGCCGCCCTGTTCCCAGATCACGCCTTCGGGGGCGTCCGGAAAGGCGACATCGAAGGCCGCGAAGAGATCGGCCTCGCGATGCATGTTGCTCACCTCGAGGGTCTCGCCCCGGATCGCGGTCAGATCCGGGCTGAGCCCGGCCTCGGGGTCAAGCCCGCCGGGATAGCGGCGGCCGAAGTAGAAGCGCGCGGCGATGGCCCCGCCGGTCCAGGGCGCGGCCGTCTCGCCATGCGTGAAGCCACCGCCCCCGACCTGTCCGATGGCGCCGCTATCCGTGCCTGCCCATCGCGGCGCGGGGGTCTCGGCCCTGGCCTGCGCCAACGGGGTCGAGATCCATTCGCGCGGGTCAAAGACGCGCTTGCCTCGGCACCTGACACGGATCTGGGGCGCGCCGCTGGGAAAGAGATCGCGGTCGTAATCGGCCTCGAAGTAGACATAGGCCACGCCGCGGAGCCGATGCGCCTCGGTCCATTCGCGGGCGGCCGCGACATAGCGGGCCTCGGCCGCCTGATCCTCGCCGCCATTGTGGACGCGGAGCCGGACGCGGCCTTTGTAATCGCTTCCGACCTGGCCCCAGTGATAGGGATCGCCGCTGCCCGCGGCTTCATCGCGGCGGTATTTCGCCTCGGTCCAGACCAGGGTCTCGCCCAGCCAGATCTCGACCGCGCCGTCGATCTCGTGGCAGGCCAGTGGCATGATCGAGTGATAGCGGCGATGCGGCTTGCCCCCGGCCTCGGTGGTGGCGCGGGCGACGATGGAACCCCCGAGCATGCGCTCGCCATAGAGGATCCGGCCCGTGGTGACCGGCTGGATCCGGTTGAGCGTGATCTCGTCGCGGGTCTTCGCCTTCGGCTTCTTCGCCATCGCCATCTGGATGCCGGTCAGGACGGCCGCAAGCGCGGCCTGGCCCATGATGGCGGTCGCGGTCAGTCCGGCCATCCAGCCGCCCGCCGCGGCGCCAAGGGCCGCCACCACCGGCGGCATGGCCGCGGCCGGGGTCGCCGGGAGGGTCAGCGCGAGACCGGCCAGCAGGATCAGCGTCAGCGCTGCGGTCATGCACCGGATCAGTCGATACGCCATGCCGCCTCCGCGGTCAGGACCGGGCGGCGCACCAGGCCGTTCCGGCCCATATGCATCGCATAGCGCCCCGTCACCACGCCCATGGCGCCCGGCATCGCGCCCTCGCAGGCGGTCATCACCCAGTCGCCGCGCCGCGCGCCCGCGACCGGCAGCCGCGCCAGATGCGCGTCGACCAGCGCCTCGATGGAGCCGAAGCCCAAGGACACCAGCACCTTGGCGGCCCCGTATTCCGAGCCGTAATCCGGCAGGCCCGGGATCGGATCTTCCCAGGTCATGCTCCGGGCGACGGCCCGGCAGAAGCCCAGGCAATCGGCCGTGCCCCAGGCAAAGGGCCGGTCTTCCCAGTCCCGCACCGCGGCCGACAGGCGCCGTTCCCAGCCCGCGCGCCGCATCAGGTCCGCCCCCAGGTATCTTCGCGGTTCTGGATCGCCTGAACCAGATCGAAGCCCTGATCGCCGGGAAAGCGCTTCTTCTGGTCCTCGGGCAGGTAGTAGAAGGGGAACTTGCGCCCCAGCGCCATGCTGCGCGGCTCGAGCGCCAGCGTGGTCGTGGCGGTGTCGGGGCCGTCATCGCTCTCCATGGTGTCGGCGACCCCGTCGAAGAGCACATCGGCCGTCTCGATCTGGCCGGTCTCGTCGAACAGCGCCAGGAACACCGTCACCCGGCGGCGCTGGAACGCCTCGAGCTCGGCCAGCGCCACCACCTCCGGGTCGAGCCCCGCCAGCGTGATCGACAGCCCCGGAATGCCCTCGCCCGAAGTCGCCTGCGCCTCGCCGACCGAGAGCATCTGCCCCGCGCCGAGATAGGTCACGCCCTCCCAGTCGACGGTCCCGTGCCCGGTGAACATCGCCAGATCGCCGGTATCGAACCGGCAGCGCACCAGCAGGCCCAGCATCCTGTCGCCGCTCGCGTCCATCACAGCGCCTCTCTGATTTGCAATGTCCTTGTCCGAACCCGCGCCTGGCTGACGGAAAGCACGGTCTCGGGACCGGCGAGCGCCCAGGTGCCGAAGGGCGCGCGCATCGCCACCGGATCGCCCGGGGCGACGGGGCGGCGCAGCCGGGGCCAGAGCGTGACGCTCTGCCGGAAGGCGGGGGTGGGGGCCTCGGTCCCGGTCACGATATGCAGATGGCGGCCGAGGGTCAGGTAATCGCCCGGCAGCGCCCGGTCGCCCGCCCTGGCGAGCTGCAGCACCAGCGCCTGCGCCCGGGCAGTGGCGGCAACCGCGACGATGGGATCGGCCGAGATTTTCCCATGGGGGCCGTCGTACTCCATCGCGGCCATGTCGAGCTCGAAGCTGCCCGCGGGTCCGTTGAGGCTGGCGATCCAGGCCGAGATCGCCGCGCTCTCGCGGGCATCGACTGCCGCCAGCACCAGCTCGGCCGCCCACATCCCGCCCATGAAGTCATAGGCGGTCTGCGCAAAGCTGTAGGGGCTCTGCACCCGCAGGCTGCTGGTGATCTGCTTCAGCGTGAGCGAGGCCACGCGGACGGCATCGGGCGGGAAGGCCATCAGCGGCCCTCCCGGCGCTGGCGGGCATAGACCCGCTGCGCCTCCTCGCGGGAGACCTGGCGCACCGCCTCGGCGATCTGGCGCGGATCGGCATTGGTCTGGGCCACGCTGACATGCACATCGCCCATCCGGACCGAGCCGCCGCCGAGGCTCGCAACCCCGAGCTTGCCATTGCCGAGCCGCGTCAGCGGCAGGATCGCCTCGGGGCCTGCCTCGCCCATGAGCCCGGTCGTGGGTCCGCGCATCGGAAAGAAGGTCGGCCGGTCGACCACGCCGCCCGCGGCAAAGGCCCGGACCCGGCCGCCCTCGAAGATATTGCCGAGCGCGCTTTTGGTGGTGGCGCCGCCCGCGCCCGCACCCGCGCCCCCGAACATCCCCGAGAACAGGCTGTCGAAGAAGCCGCCCAGGGCATTCGAAAGCGGGCTCATCGCCCGGTCGAGCAGATCGTCGAGCATCCGGTCGGCCAGTGCCGAGATCGCGTCGCCCGCGTCGCCCGAGCCCTTCGCCAGATCCTTGAAGAAGGTCTTGAAGCTGTCGCCGGTCTCCTTCGCGGTATCGGCCAGATCCTTCGTCTTCTTCTTCACCTTTTCGATCCCGGCGCCGTCATCGGCCGCATCGCCGATCCGCGCGAGGCTGGTGGCGGTATTGCCCGCCTCCTCGGATACCCCGGCCAGCGTCTCCTTCAGCGCCTGCATCGAAGCCAGCGGCGTGCGGATCATCGCATCGGCAATGCCATTGGCCTCAAGCTTCAGCCTTTTGGCCTCGTCGCCCGCGGCCGCCGCCGCCTCCTTCGCCGCCGTCAACCCATCGGCCGCGCCATCGGCCGCCGCCTTCATGGCTTTTGCCCCGGGCACGAAGTCGGGCAGATCGGCAAATTTGGCGAGGAAGCCCGACCACTTCTCCTGGAAGTACACCATCACATCGCCCCAGGTCGCCTTCATCCGGGCGCCGAGCTCGTCCATCCGCAGCCGCATCAGCTCGGGCCCCATCACGATCCGGTCCCAGACCTCGGCCGCGACATCCTTCATCAGGTCGAGCGCCGCCCCGAAGCCGCCCGCGGCCTTGACCAGCCGCCCGAACCACAGCACCAGCTCGCCCGCGCCCACCACCAGCGCGCCGATCCCGGTGCGCATCAAGGCTGCCCGGGTCAGCAGGAGCTTGGCGTTGAGCGCGGCCGCCGCCACGGTCGCCGCCGCGAAGCTGGCCGCGAACCGCCCGGCAATCAGCGTTGCCGCCGCGCCCGCATAGGCCGCGACCCGGTCGAGATTCGACAGCACCAGGTCGAGCGCCGAGGACAGCGGCGCGCCCTTGCGCCAGAGATCGGCAAAGCCGGTCGCCAGCCGCTCGATGCCGGGGGCCGCGGCGGCCGCCAGGGTGTTGCCCAGCCCGGTCGCCACCAGCCCCAGCCGCGAGACCGCGTCATTGGCGGTCTCGATATTCTCGGCATCGATCTCGGAGACCACGACGCCGAAGTCTTCCACATCGCGCGCGGCCTGGCGCAGGGTGGCCGGATCCATGCGCGACATGGCAATCGAGCCCTCCTCGCCGAAGAGCTGGCCCGCCACCGCCGCCCGCTGCGCCGCGGGCACGAAGTCCGAGATCGCGGCGTTGATGGTCGCGATCCGTTCATCGAGGGGCAGCTTCTGCAGCTCGGCCGCCGTGAGGTTCAGCTGCCGGAGCGCCTTGACCGCGGGGCCGGTGCCGCTGGCGGCCTGGCTGAGGCGGCGGGTCAGATCCTTGGTCGCCTGCTCGACCGTGCCGATGGCGACGCCCGAGAGATCGCCCGCCCGGCTCAGCACCTGCACCGATTTGACGGTGGTGCCCAGCGATTGCGCCAGCTTGGCCTGGGCATCGACCGTGCCCATGGCCTGCTTCGCCATCAGGCTCAGCGCGCCGGTCGCGGCGGTGACCGCGCCGGTGAGCCCGATCTTCACATTGCGCGAGAACCGCTTCGAGCGGTCATCGGCCGATTTGAGCCCGGACCGGAACTCGGCCGAGTCGAGCCCGAGATTGACGCGCAGCGCGCCGATCACCGCCTTGAGGGCCATGGCTTACCTCTTCGTCTGTTCTTGCTGCTGGAAGCGCGCATGCATCACGCGGGCGCGCAGGGTCATCACCGCCGCCGCGCGCTTGGGATCGGGCGGCAGGATGAACTCTTCGGCCTCCGGGAAGTCCCGGACAGGGGCCCGGGCAAGCGCCGCGATGTGCCAGGCGAGCCAGCGGTCGCGGTGCTGGCCGACCCTCGTCCGGGCCGCGGCACCTGCCATCTGGGCGCGGTAGAGGCCCGGGGTCAGGGACCAGAAGGCGGCCGGATCGAACCCGGCCGCGCAGTAATCCTTCAGCAGGTCGAGCCAGCCCGCCGGGCTCAGGCCTTGTCCGACCCCTCGGACTTTCCCGCCGCGCGCTCCTCCCCGGCCTGTTCGGACAGATCGGCCAGGAAGCCGCAGGCCGAGATCACCCGACCCAGCACCGGGCCGAGCTCGGGGCCGAGATCCGCAGCGACCGCGCCCGCCTGGCGCAGGGTGGTCCCGGGGCGGTGATCGCGCATCGCGGCCCAGAGAATGAGCCGCATGATCCGCACCGAGCCCGCCTCGAGCGCGGCCATCGCCTCGGCGAGCGTCTGCCCCGCCTCTTCTTCCAGCTCGGCAATGGCATTGAAGCTCAGGATCAGCCGGAGCTGTTCGCCGCAGGCCTCGATATCGACCTCGCCCTTCATCTGATTGGCCATGGATCAGCCCCCCATGCCGGTGATGGACAGGCTGCCGGTGACCCGGAAGCTCGCGGAGACCTCCTGGAACTCGCCCACGGTGGCGGGCGGGACGTAGGATTTGAGCCAGCCCTCGAAGGTCCAGACCGTGCCGCCCGGGAAGGTCACCCGGATCTGGCGCACATTGCCGCTGGCCTTCAGCCCGATCAGCAGATTGTCGGTGTCCGAGCCTTCGATCCAGTTCATGGTGACCGAGCATTCGCCCGGATCGAGCAGCCCCGGGCGGAACTCCTTGGTCCGGTTCGGCGACTTCATATGGGTCGCCTCATGTTCGTCGCGCTGCTGATCGGGCAGCGCCACCGACTTGACCTCGGCCAGCTCCAGGAAGGTCGTGGCGGCGGCGTCCTCGGCCACTTCCACGCCATAGCCCCAGGCGATATCCGCCTCGCTCATCTCTCGTTCTCCTCGTTTTGAACCCTGTGATGGATGATCAGGTCGGCCAGGATCCGGTGGATCCCGCTGCCGTCCCGGTCGGTGTCGAGCCCGTCGCGCAGGGCCTCGACGAAGATGCCGCGGAAATCGGTGCCGCCATGGGGGCCGCGGATCCCGTCGAGCCGGGCGACCAGACGCGCCTCGACCTCGCCCGCTTCCGCCAGCGTGGTGGCCAGGATCTCGGCCTGGATCCGGGTGCGCCGCAGCGCGCCGACCCCCTTCATGTGATAGTCGCGCGTCGCACCGACCCGCATCAGCACCACGGCCGGGAGCCCCTCGCCGGGCGCGCGGCGGCCCCAGGTGATGCGGGGGCCGACCAGCGCGGCGAGCCCCGGATCGGCTCGCAGCAGGTCGGTCAGGTCGGCCTTGAAGCTCATCGGCCGCCCCCTTTCCCGACCTTCTTCGCCAGCCGCTTCGCCCGGCGGGCCACGGTCTTCGCGATCTCGCGCCCGAGCCCCTCGGCGATATCGTCCAGCACCGCCTCGCGGGTCGCGTCCCAGGCCGGGCGCATGAAGGGCTGGGCGGGCATGGTGCCGGTCGAGCCGCCGCTCTCCAGATGCCGCTCGACGCTGCCGAACTCGACCAGATGGGCATGGGGCAGCGCTGCGGCGCCGCCGAAGATCTCGACCGCCGCCTTGTCGTCGCGCACGAGGCGGCGGTGATCGCGGCGCTGTTTGGGGTCGAGCCGGGTCGAGACCGCGAGGCTCTCGGCCAGATCGCCGCTGGCGCGCGGCGCCAGATCGCGGGCGCGCTCGACGAAGATCCCCAGCGCCGACTTGCCCACCCGGCGCAGCACGCCCCGGCCGGTGGATTTGGGCAGATGCTCCACCATCATCTTTTCCAGGTCGGCCAGGCCATCGACCGAGACGGGTTGCTTGCTCATGCCTCCTCCTTCCGGCCGTTGCTGACGGCCGAGACGTCGACCCAGCGGCCGCGCGCGGCGACCCCGGTGATGTTCCAGATCATTCCTTCGTCCCGGAGCCGGTCGGTCCCGGTCAGGCTGCGGGTCAGGACCGAGCGGCGCAGGGTGAAGCGGGCCGCCCGCACCGCGCCGATCTGGCCCGCCGCGGCGCGTTCGGTCTCGGAAAGATCCGTGCGCGCGGCCCAGAGCGTGGCGATCTCCGCCCAGGCGCCCGTGGGTTCGTTCAGCGCATTGCGCCCCGCGCCCTGGCGCTCGAAGGTGACGCGGCGGTCGAGACGCAGGCTCATCGGCGGCACCAGATGCCGGGCCGCCGATAGCGCATCTGCCGGATCAGGGCGCGCGCCCCGAAGGCGATGCGCGGGCTTTCCACCGTCTCGATGGCGATCCCCGCATCGAGCCAGTCCCGCGCGATCAGGATCACCGCCTGCGCCAGCGTCGGCGGGACGGTGTCGGGGCCGACATCGAGGACGATGGAAAGCGCCGCACCCTCAGGCACGCCCGCGAACGCGCCCGGGGCGAAGAGGATCTGCGGCTCGCTGTCGGGGAAGAGGAGCCGGGCGGCCTCCGCGCTCAGCTCGCCGCCCGACCAGCTCACGCCCAGCAGCGCGCGCACCGGGGCGACCGGCACCCACCAGCGGCGGCCCTGTCCGGCGGCGGTCTCGAAGCAGACCCGGCGCGGGGTCAGCGGGCGGCGCGTGGCGGTCTCGACCGCCGATTGCGCCGCCGCCAGACAGGCCCCGATCCGGGCATCGTCCGCATCGCCCTCCCAATGCGAGGCGCGTTTATACGCCTCGACACTGACACCCGGCGGCGGGGTCTCTTCCAGGATCATGCCGTCGCCGCGTCCCTGGCCGTATCCCTGGCGGTCTCTTTCCCGGCGGCCTTGCCCTGCTTCGGCGGCGCGCCGGTCTCGGCCTTCGCCTCGGCCTGGGCCAGGGCCGCCTCGCGCGTCGCAAGCGCCGTCTCGCGGGCGGCCAGATCGGCGGCACGGGCCGCCAGCTCGGCCGGATCGACGGGCGCGGCGGCAAGCCGGGCCTCGGCCGCCCGGTCGAAGAACGTCGCCACCGGGTCATCGCCCCGGGTCAGCTTCGTGGCCAGCGCGGGCGCAAACCCCGCCACCTCGCCGCGATTGTAACGCCCATGGGCGCGGCGGAACTTCAGAATGACCTTCGTCATGTCGGATACCTCTCGGAATTGGGGAACGGTGGCGAGGCTCAGAGCGACCAGCCGGTCGCGGTGAAGCCCGCGATGGCCTCGTCATGGCTGGGGGCGAGGTCGTGTTCGGAGACCGCGCGCATCAGCGTGAGATCCCGCTGGAAGGCCGAGATCGTCTCGCCATTGGCATCGACGAAGGCGGCCTCGGTCGAGGCGGCGATGGCGATCTGCATCGCGTCCCCGATCACCACCTCGTCGAAATCGGCGAAGGTGATCTCGGTGCCGTCGCCTTCCGCGCCCAGATTGTCGGGCACCTGCGAGGTGGTGCGGATCGGGTAGCCCTTCAGCGTCCCGCTGGCATCGATCGAGGGGAAGACCGGGGTGCCGCGATCATCGCGCAGGCTCGCGAGCCAGTTCTTGGCCGAGGCGCGCATGATCCAGCCGGGGTGCACCATGCCGACATTGGCGTCCTCGACCGTCGAGACCGCCCAGCGAACCGCTGCCTCGGCCGCCGCCGCCGTGCCCGCGATGCCGTCGCGCCAGTTCGCGGCCAGCGCCCAGTTGCGCAGCCCCTTCGGCGTGTCATTCGCGCCGTCGCCGCGCAGGAAGGCCAGATCCTCGCGCAGCGCCATCGCCTTCAGCAGGTCATCCCGGGCATGCTGGGCCATGGCGACCGAGGAATGCCGCAAGAGGCTGTTCGAGAGCGGCACCAGCGCGCGCAGGAGCTTGAAGGACTTGTCGACCGCATCGAAGCTCATCTCGCTTTCCGCGATGGCCGAGGTCTCGGCGCCATAGCCCGCGGTCGCGCCCGCGCTCTGGCGCGCGATGCGCAGCTCACCGGCCGGCATCGGCACGGTGCGCGCGCCCGAGGCCCGGACGGTGACGCGCGGGCGCAGGAGCGCGATCAGTTCCTCGGATTGCGCGGCGGGAATGGTGATGCCGCCCGCGGCTTCCGAGGCGCCCGACATGATCGCGGCAACGCCGGAATGGCCATCGGCTTCGAGCCGGGCCACCGCCCGCTCGCGGTCGCCCCGGCTGGCCGCCAGCGCATGCAGCATGAACCCCACCTCGACGCCCCGATGCGCGGGATTGCGGGGCGTGGCGGCCTGCGGCGCGGGGGTTTGGGCGGGCGCGGGATCGTCGCCTCCGGTTGCGGCGGCGGCGCGGGCGGCTTCCGCGGCCTCGGCCCGGCCGACCTGGGCGTTCAGCGTCTCGAAGCCCGCCTGGGCCTCGGCAAAGGCGGTCTCGGCCGCGGCGATGGCCTCGGTATCGGGCGTTTCCGCTCCTTCGAGCGCGGCCAGCGCATCGGCGCGCTCCTGCATCTGCGCGGCCGCCGCGTGGCGCTCGCGGCGCAGGTCGTTCAGGTCACGGGGTTTGGGCATGTCGTTCTCCTGGTTGGCAAAAGCAAAAGCCCCGCCCGGAGCGATCCGGACGGGGCAGCAAGTTCCCGATCTCGGGACGTTCAGAGCGTGGCGCGGGCCTGCGCGGCGGCGGCTTGCGCCAGGTGGCCCCGGCCCGAGCTCCGCCGGGCGGCGGCGGGCCTGGGCGCATGGGCCGCAAAGATCCGGTCATAGAAGGCCAGGCGGGTCTCGGCGCGGTCGGCAAGGCCGCGGGCGATGGCCGCCTCCGGCCCGAAGGTCGCCCCGCCATCGGCCGGGTCGTCGGTCACCGACAGCCGCGCGGCCAGATCCCCGGGGGCGATGCCCCGGCCGCGGGCGACATCGGCATGGAAGGCCGCCTCATGGGCATCGAGATCGCGCCGGATCTCGGCCCGGCCCGCCTCGGTCTCGGGGTTCGGCAGCTTTGCGCGGGCATGGGTCGAGGTGAAGATCTGCCATTGCTGGCCCGCCCTGTCCGGGCCGACCGGCCAGCCCGCCTGGCGCATGATGCCGATGGAGCCCGCGAGGCTGCCCGGCGTCATCGCGATCTCCGAACACTGGCTCGCCAGGTGATACCCCATCGAGGCCGCCAGCGGATTGACCAGGGCATGCACGGGCTTGACCGCCGCCAGCGCCGCGATGGCCCCCGCCGCAGCCGCGCCGCCCAGGACCAGCCCGCCCGGCGTGTCGAACTCGATCACCACCGCCGCCACGTCCTCCTGGGCGGCCAGCGCCCCGCAGGAGGCCTCGATCCCCGCGAAGGTCGCCCAGCCGAGGTAGCGTTCGAGGATCTCGGCATTGGGCGTCAGCACGCCCCGCACCGGCATCACCGCCACGCCCCGCGCGACCGCGAAGCGCTCGCCGCGGGCCACCTCGACCGGCCCGGAAAGCGCTGGCCCGGCGGCAGGCGCGGCGGGCAACGGCAGCCCCAGAAGCCCCGCGCCGAAGCTGCGATCCAACGCCAGGGGGGCGGCGCCCAGAAGGCTTGCAATCGTCGTTTCCATCAGTCCTCGTCCTCTTCGGTCCCGGTCTTGCTGTCGTCATCGCGGGTCATGTTGGGGGCGGGGTTGAGGCGGTCGCCGCCCTCGACGGGGGCGCGGCCGTCCTCGGCGCGGGCCTCGTTCGCGGTCAGGAACGGGCCGCCCACCGCCGCCTTCAGCGCGTCGTAGCGCTCCTTCGTCGTCGCCTGCATCAGCGCGTCGTAATCGTGCCGGAAGAAGAGCCCGGCCCGCCGTTCCGCCTCGGTCAGCACGCCGAGCGCCAGCTGCGCCTCGACGAAGCCGCCCCAATGCAACAGGCAGTCGGTCTTGTAATCGATGGCCTGCTGCTGGCCGTTGGCCTTCACCCCGTGTTCCAGCATCTGCAGCTTCGAGGGTGGCACCCGGTAGATCGCGGCGATCTGCTCGCGGTCGAACTTGCGGCTTTCCAGGAGCTGCTGATCGGCGGCCGAGAGATCCAGCGACTTGATGTCGTCGGTGGCGCCGATGATCGGGATCCCGTTGGCCTCGGGATCGGTCAGCGCGTTGCGCACGCGGCGGGCATTGCGGTGCCAGGCCTCGTCATCCTCGTAGACATCCTCCATCTTCAGGACCGCGCGCATCTGCACCCCCGAAGCCGCCCGCGCCGCGGCCTCCTGACCGGCCAGCGCCAGCCCCACCGACTCGGCCGCGACCTGCAAGGGGCTGCGCCCGGTCCAGCCGTCCTCGGCCATGTAGCGCAGATGCACCATCGCCCGGGACGGCGCCCGGCGCTGGATCCCGGCCCCATCCTCGAAGGCATAGAAGCGCGCCCGGCCGTCGCGAAGCTCGGCGCAGAGATCGGGACGGATCACATCCAGAAGCGTCAGCTCGCCCGCGCCGTCGCGGGGCGCATAGGCATAGCCCCGGCCGCGCAGCGCGAAGGCATAGACCAGCGCAAAACGCGCGAGACGGGCCGCCACGCCCGGGGCGGATTCGGTGTTCAGCAGATAGGTCGCGGCATGCTCGACCACCGGCTCGGCCCGGCTCGGCCCCATCCGCTGGTAGAGCCGCAGCGGCACCTTGGCGAGATCGCCCGCGATCACGTTGCAGCAGGCGAAGACCGTGGCATGACGCTGTGCCGCCAGCGGCGTCACCACCGGCAGCGAGCGCACCCGGGATTGCGTGCCCGCCCAGTGATCGCCGAACCACGGCGACGGGGCGCGTGTGCCCGAGGGCTCGACAGGTCCGGCCGCAGCCATGCTGGCCGTGACCGGCGGCTCGCGCCGGGGTTCGGGCCGGGGGGCCTCGGCTTTCCGGCCGCGCGTGAGGAAAGGAAGTCCGATCATACCGTTGCCACGTCCCGTGCCTTGCGTTTGCCCGCCTCCGCCTCGGCGCGGCCGAGCGCCATGATCGCGGCCACCGCCGGATCGATCCGCCCCTTCGAGCGCGCCTTGTTGGGCTTGATGTTCTCGGCCGCATCCTCGTCGCGATGGACATTTCCCACCGCCCAGGCCAGCACCGGATTGCCGCCATGCCGCAGCCGCCCCTGCGCCACCGCGCGCTCGAAGCGCTTCATCGGCGAGGACATCGAGGCATAGCCCTGGCCATGCTCGACCAGCGGAAAGCGCCGCTTGACCAGCTCCTTCGCCACATACTTCATGCCCCAGCGGTCATAGGACAGCTCGCGCAGATCGAAGCGCGCCCGGATCCATTCCAGCCGCTCGATCACCCGGTCCTCGTCGATCACGCCGCCGCCATGCACCTCCAGCCAGCCCTGATCGCGCCAGGCCACGTATTCCCGCTTCTCGCTCTGCGCCCGCGCGATGAAGCCCTTCGGCCCCGAGGGCAGGAAGGAATAGCTGACCAGGTAGACCTGCCCGTCCTTCGGGATCGCGATGCAGATCGAGGTCAGGTCGGTGGTCTTCGACAGATCGAGCCCGACCCAGGCCGGGCGGCCGTAAAGCGCCTCGGGCGCGAAGGGCTCGGCGCCCCTGTCCCAGATCTCGCGCTCGATCCAGGACTGCGCGCCCTCGGTCCAGAGGTTCATGTGCAGCCGCCGGAAGTTCGGCATCTTGCCCGAGATCACCGTGGCCTCGCGGTAAAGCTCGGCAAAGCGCTCCTCGCTGAAGGCGATGCCCAGGTTCGGGTTCGCCATCTTCCAGGCAACCGGATCGCCCACGTCGCAATCGCCAGGCGGCTCGGCGACATAGGCAAAGAAGCTGTCATCCTCGACATCGCCCCGCAGGACGGTCGCGGAGTATTCCCTCAGCTCGCCGCAGATCGAGGCCATGTCGGCGCCTGCCGTGGTGATCGCCCAGTCGATGGGCTGGGCGCGGGCGATCATCGAATTGACCACCACCTCGGCCAGTTCGCGGTCGGTCCAGCGGTGCACCTCGTCGCGGGCGACGAAGCTGGGGTTGATGCCATCGGCCGAGTTGCCATCGCGGCTGAGCGTCCGGATCGTGCCATTGGTGATCGCGGTCGAGATCAGGTGCTTGTTGTCGGTGTCCATGAAGGCCGAAAGCGCGGGCGCGGCCTTGATCATCCGCCGCAGCTCGCGGAACAGAAGCCCCGCCTGATCGCGCGTCGTCGCGGTGCAGAAGCCCTGGGGGGCGGCCTCGCCATCGAAGAGCTGGGTGAAGAGCATCGGCACCGCCGTGTCGGTGGTCTTGCCGTTCTTCTTCGCGACTTGGTGATAGGTGGTGCGGAACCGCCTCAGCCCGTCCTCCTGCTTCCAGCCGAAGACCGAGCCATGCCGGAAGACCTGCCAGGGCGTCAGCTCCAGCGGGCGGCCCGCCGCCGGACCCGTCGTGTGCTTGATCAGCCGGGCGAAGTTCAGCACCCGGCTTGCCAGCTTGCAGTCGAACCAGAGCCCGCGGTCGCGGCCGGTTTCCAGATCCATCAGATGGCGTTCGCAAGCGAGCCGCACCAGCGTGCCCGCGATCTCGCGGCCCTCGATCACATCGAGCGCATAGCGCGAGACCGGGTGGTCAATCGGGTCCATCGAGTGTCCTCAGGATCTCGCCGAAGAGATCGCCTTGCCCGCCCGCGCTCATCCGCGCCTCGTCGACCGGCGTCATCCCGAAGCGCGCGGCGAGCTGGTTCATGGTGGCAATCGCGTCCTGGCGCTGGCCCCTGACCGCGCGCTTCTTCTGCTGCCGCCCGTTCCGGGTCTCGACCTCGTACCAGCTGCCGAAGGCCGCGATATCGCCGGTGAAGCGGATGACATCGGCCACCGCCTCGCAATAGACGGCGAAGGGGTCGTGAAAGGCCGGGTCGAGCCGCCGCTTGCCCGCCAGCACCGGCGCGAGCCGGTCCCAGGCGTCGCGGCCCTCGACGCTCATCCAGTCGGGCGCCTCGGGCACGGGCGCCGTCTGGTCGGCCTTCATCGGCACGACATTGTCGAGCTTCGGCTTCTGACCGCGCATCGGACCTCCCTAAGGGGCTTATAATCGTGGGCTTTTTTTGCCAATTCGGCCCGCGTAACAGGAAAGCTCCCATGCGCGGTTCCCGAGGGGGGCCCCGGATTTTTGGACACCCCCCGGTGTCAGTTGCGCCCGAGAACCTCGCGGGCGGTCTTGCGACTGTGGCACCTCTTGCAGAGCGCCTGCCAGTTCGAGCGATCCCAGAACTTTGCCCGGTCGCCCTCGTGCCGCGCGATGTGATCGACCTCGGCGGCCGGGGTCACCAGCCCGAGCCCCGCGCAATCGACGCAGAGCGGGTTGGCCTCGAGGAAGGCGGCGCGCGCGGTCTTCCAGGCGGGGCTGGCATAGAGCTTCGAGCGGCGCCGGATCTCCTCGGCCGTCTTCACCTTCGCCCGCCGCGCGCGGCCCCGGTCTATCCGCTCGGCCTCGTGCAGCTCGCAGAGCGCGGCGCCAGGGACAGCGAGGTCGTCGCAGCCAGAGGCCGCGCAGAGCTTGCGGATCGTCATGGATGAGGCCTCCCGGAACGCAAAGCGCCCGCAGCGGGGGGGTCCGCTCCGGGCGCAGCTTGGGTGACGGCACTATGTCAACGGGGCTAGAGAAACGTCAAGAAAAAAGTTTCTGTGGGCGGGAGCGTCGAGGATTCAGGAGCAGACCTGAGCCCGGTCATATCGTGTCATCATAGCCACATCATGTGCCGCAGATCACGTACTTCCGGGGCCGTTGAGATGAACCTCTCTAAAAATCAGCAGGGGCGTCAAGCTGTACGCTTCGGCTGGGCGACCAAGAATCGTCCGCACCAACGGCATTATTGATGACGCAATGGCGGCAACAAAGTACTCTGCTCCATCCGGCGAAATATCTCCCGCATCTTCTATGGAGAAATTGTCAGGCTTCGCGTCGAGCACTCCAAGAACCGCCCATTCCCCTGGGAACTTGACGCCGTGCGTCGCTGCAATGCTTGACGGTGGTGTAGTCAAGCCTTCCCGCAAAAGCGTGAACCATGTCCTAACCGGGCCGTCCACGTTCCCCTGAACCTCATGCGGAAACTCCGAGATCATATCAAGCATCAAATCAACTTCAGAGGGAGGCTTCTTATTCGGCACCTTGGCCGTTGTCTTCTCGGCACTTCGGCGCCGCTGGCGATTCTGGACATCAGGAAGCTGCCCCACGCTATGCCGAATGAGGGACTGCACACTTTTCATTCCCCACATTTTCTGAATCATACCAAGATCAAGGATACTGAGACTTCCTGAAATAAGAACGATCTGACCAATATTGGAATGCGCTATATCTTTGCAGATTAAGCCCCTTTCACCCAAGGCATCGAGAAACTCTCGCGCATTCGCCCAAGTTGGATCATAGATGCGCGTAATATCTTCCCGATGCTGGCGAACAACTTTCTCCGAGTTATCGTTTTTATACTTTGCAAATCCCGCGACTCCCGCCTCAACCTGAATACCTGAATACCTGAATACCTGCATCACTGTCTCGCCCCTCGGTTGCGGATCGCCCCTGTGATATTTCTTTAAGCGAGCCGGAAGGGTCGAACTGCGCAAGGAATGAGGCAATTCGGCGCGAATCCTGATATAAGAAGTCAAAGATGGAATCTGCGCTTAGTTTTTCTTGCTCCGCGCTTGATGTCTCGTCGCGTTTCTTCGATTTCACGGTCAATGCCCTCCGCCTCTTTACGGAGCGCCTCACGCTTTTCGTCTGCCTCCTGGCGAAGCTTTCTGAAGCGCTTCAACCATCCAATTCGACACATCTGGCGACCACCCGGCGAATGTTCGACTGGTATACGCATCGTAAGGACGCTCTCCGATTTGCCTAGCACTACCTGATGTCTGCTCAAAGAGTCCATCTATGTACTGATCTCCAGTCGGCCTTTTACACCCACGGCCGCATCGGTGGCATGTTCCGGGTGACCTCGATCCGCGTCAGGTCCGCCCCCGTCAAAGCCGCCTGTATCGCCAGCAGATAGCCCCACCAGTCGAGATATGCCCGCCGCGCGGCCGCGATCCGGGCGGGCGTCGGATCCCAGACGCAGGGCGTGAAGCGCACCGCGTCCTGGACGATCACGCCCTTGCGGTTGCGGCGCGGGATCTGCTGCCAGCCCTCGATCCCGAGCGTGGCGGCATCCGCCGTCTTCGCGTAGCGGCCCCAGCGGTTCACCGTCCAGTCTTCCGGCTTCAGCCTTGGCCGGGCGTCGGGCATCCAGTCGGGGGTGCGGCCCGCGCGGGCGAGATCGGCCACCAGCGTCGCCGCGTACCAGGGCAGCGTGTTCCGAACCACGGTCGCGATCAGCTCGGCATCGTCATGCGGGGTCGACCGGCCGCGGCTGGTGTCGACGCGCGCGCCCAGCTGGGCGCGTTCGAGGGCCACGTATTCCATGCCGAAGGGGCGCCAGCCGGTGCCGCCGACCGCTTCGATCTCGTCATGGTCGAGCCGGGCGCATTCGGTGCCGAAGGCCCATTCCAGCGCCGCGCGCACCGGCATCGCGCGCCGGGCCGGGCGCTTCCGCTGCCCCTGCATCTGCATTTGCCTGTCCATCATCATCGCGCGATCCTGCATCTTGTGGCTCCTGGCGGGGTTTGACCCCGTATGTTGTTTTTCGTTCTGGACGATACGGCCCGACCGGCCCGAAACGCCCCCAGCCCGGCCCGAAACGGAGGCGGTCGCCGTGGCGCCGATCTCCCCATAACCTTCTGTCTTTCCTTGCCTCTTTTCTTCCTCCACGGCTTGAACGGCCCGAACGGCTTGAAAAACAGAGCTACGCGTAAAGACGGTTCTTCCCATGGCTTTGCCCTCTATCTCGCGCGCACGCGCGAACCCCGGAATTTCGGGCCGCTCGGGCCGTTCAGGCCGGGATTTGGCTCGCAAGCCATTGATATCGCGTGTCGCCCCGCGCCCCTTGGTCGCCTTCGTCTCAGGCCGTTCCGCCGGGTTTCGGGCCGGTCGGGCCGGTGATCCGGGGCGGCCGGACGGCCGGAAGCCTCCGATGGATCGGAAACGGGGTGCGGGGTGCGGCGCATCAGAACGGCTCGTCGACGGGCGCACCGGCGCCGCCATGGTCTCTGCGATCTGCCATCCGGGCCGCGAACTCGTCGGTGAAGCGCAGGCCGCGATAGCCGGTCGCATCGCGCTTGGCCGGGATGAAGCTCTTGCCGGTATGGGGATGGCGCCAGCGGCTGGCCTTCTGCTTGAGCCGGTTCGACACGGTGCGGCCGCCCCATCGGGTCTCGCCGCGATCCTCCAGCCAGAAGTTGAAGGCCTCGATCAGCTCGCGCGAATAGATGAAGTCGGCCTCGGCGCCGGTGACGATGGCGCTCTCGGTCAGGAAGGCGCCGACCGGATCGCTTTCCTCGCGATACTCGGCCGTCGCCTCCAGCACCCGGTCGGGCGGGCGCAGGCCGCCCTCGAGGAAGTCGGTCAGCCCCGCGATCAGCCAGTTGAGGATGCCGGGCGCCTCGTCCCAGAGCTTGTTGGCAAGCTCCGGATCGCGTCGTTCCTCGGGGATCTGCACATCGAACGGGACCAGCAGAACCCGGCGCCAGATCCCGTCATCGGTGCCGCGGATCTCGGGCTTGTGGTTGCCGCTCATGGTCAGCTTGAAATACGGCGAGAACTCCAGGAAATCGCTGTGCAGCGCCCGGATCATCAGGGGCTCGCCGCCGGTCAGTTCCTTGATCAGCCCCTCCTGCAGGCGCTGGCCCTCGTCGGGTTCCGAGGTGCGCACGAAGCGCGCGCCCATCAGCGGGATCAGGTCGGGCGTGGCATCGCCGCCGCCGCGCCGGTTGGTGCCGGTCAGCGACTCGATCCGGGCCGTCGCCGCATAGGGGCCCAGCACCCGGGCGATGGTGTCGACCAGCACCGATTTGCCGTTGGCGCCGCCGCCATAGAAGAAGGCCAGGCGCTGCATCTTGATCCCGGTCATCGAGAGCCCCATCCAGCGCTGGACGAAGTCGCGCACGGTGGCGTCGGGCAGGATCTCCTCGAGGAAGGCGTCCCAGCGCGGGGCTGTCGCGGTGCGGTCATAGGCGACCGGCATGATCTTCGACAGCAGATCGCCGCGCAGATGCTCGGGCTGGACGCGCAGCTCGGCCACCGGCGACATGCCCTCGGCCGCAACCGTCGAAAAGCGCAGCGTGCCCGACAGCGTGTTGACGGTCAGCGGATCGGCATCGAGATCCTCATAGGCCCGGGCAAGCCCCGGTTGCGCCTGCTCGATCATGTTGCCGATGGGGCCGCTGTTGCCCGCATTCTTGGCATGCGTCAGGCGCCGGCCGATCAGCGACTTGCGGTCCTTCAGGATGGCCTCGATCGATCTCAGCCGGGCGCGGATGGTGCCGAGCTCGTCGTCGTGATCCTCGGCGCGTTCGGCCTCGGGCAGGGCGTCGAGCCTGTCGAAGCGTTCGCGCAGGCGGCGCTCCTCGGCGATCACCTTCTTCTCGGATTTGGTCGGCTCGAGGACCTCGACCTCCTGCTCGATCAGCGCCCAGATCCGCTGCGCCTTGCGCCGGACGGCCAGCTCGTCGGGATCCTTTTCCCAATGGGTGCCGGTCCAGACGAACCAGCCGACCCGGGGCACGAAGGTCAGATCCTGCCCGAAATGGATGCAGAAGCGCTGGCCGTTGCCATAATCGTTCAGCGGCTGTCCGGCCGCCGCCCGGACCGGCCCGAGCGGATCTTCGGGGACGGTTCCGTCAGGGGGGTGCGGGGGTTCCGCGCCGCCGTCCGGGTCGTTCGGGGCGGTGTCGGGGTCCGGGATGTCCCCCATATCCACGTCCTCGGCCGCCGCGAATGTGGCGCGGACGCGGTCCAGCGGGTCGTCAGTCATTCTTCGCCTTCCCCCATCAGTACATCGTTGAGATCGCGGCCCTCGCCTGCATGGACGATGGAGATCCGCGTGACGGACGGCACCCGGGCGCGCGCCCGGCGCAGCCCCGAGAGGAGCTGGGCGCGGGTGCTGCGCGGCTCGGAATCGCCGTCCTGGATAAAGACCAGGTGCTCGACGCCCGCAGGCGGCAGCCAGGCCTGGAGATCGTCGAGATCGGGCACGCCCGCGAAGCGCATGCCATTGCCGCGGGTGATCCGGCGGCCCGCCATGTTGCCAAGCGAGATCCCGGCCCAGAAGGCGGCGCCGGGCAGGGCGCGGGCGGCCAGCGCCGAGAAGGTCGTCTCGATGCCTTCGCCCATCACCATGGCGCGGGTGCCGCTGGACCGGGCCAGCCGGATCGCGCCGCCCTTGACCGAGCCCAGCGTCTTCTTGGCGGCGAGGGTCTCGCCCTCATGGACGATCACCGCCTTGCCCTTGGGCTGGCCGAGGTCGAGCCAGGTGCGGTGGATGCCGCTGCCCCGGCCGCCCGGCGCCTGCACCAGGGCGACCATGGCCGGGCCGCGATGGATCTCGCGCCAGCGGCCCCGGTTGCCCTCGGCGGGCACCATATAGGGCAGGTCGGGATGGAAGCGGAGGCAGGCGGGCAGCTCGGGCAGCAACGCGCGGGTGAGGCCGCGCCGGGCGAGATAGTCGCGCACCGGGCTGTCCTCGGCCGGGCGGGAGTCGTGCCAGATGGCGCGGGCCTGGGCGATGGCGTTGCGCCGGGCGGCCTCGGCCTGCCTGCTCCGCTGGTGCGCCTCTTTCTCGCGGGCGGCCTTGCGCCGGGCCAGCTCGGCGGGGTCGGTTTCCAGCTCGCGCGTGCCCATCAGCCAGTCGAGCGCGGCGCGGAAATCGCAGCCCTTGACCAGTTCGACCAGCGCGATGGCATCGCCGCCGCCGCAATGGCGGCAGTTGAAGACGTTGCGGGCGGTGTTGATGCCGAAGCGGTCGCGGCCGCCGCAGACCGGGCAGGGGCCGACGCGCTCGATGGCCTGTGGCGGTTTCAGCCCGGCGATGCCGAGCCGCTCGGCCACTTCGCCGATGGGCAGCGCGCGGGCCTCGGCCAGTCGGGGATCCTCGCGCGGGGGCATGGCGCTCACGCCTTGCCGGTTTCGCGGCGCCAGCGCTCATGGGCATGGGCCGCGCGGGTCTCGAAGAAGCGGGCGACGGCGCTGCGCAGCCGCCAGTGGCAGTCGGAAAAGGTCGGGCCATCCCCGGCCCGGCGCGCGCGATCCATCGCCTCGATCTCGAAAGCCAGGCCGCAAGTCGGGCCGTCCGGAGCGACATGGGGGATGACGTCGAGCGCCATCGCCATGCGCCGCGCGGTCAGGTCGCGGTCCATCACCGGCGGCACCGCCAGCGCGGCGGCGGCCGCGATCAGCACCTGATCGGCGCGGGTGAGCGGGGCCTCAGCCATCGAGATCGGCCCTGTCCTGCCAGGCGTGGCGGGTAGGGGCGGCCGTGCAGCGCCGCAGGATCGTCTCCTGCAGGGCGGCTCCGGCGGCGGCGGGGGCCGTATCGTGATCGGCCAGAAAGCGTGCGATGGCCGCGCGCAATTCCTCGTCGCCCGAGCCGAGCCCTGCCATCGCGAGGCGCAGGCGGTCCCGGATCGACACCGGGCGCTGCCGGGACTGCATGGCAAGCGCTGTCGCCTGGAACTCGGCCGCGACCTCGGCCCGGACAGTCATGCCCGGCCCCCCTTGAAACGTGCCAAAAACTTTTCGGCCCGCGCCTCGAAGACGCGGGCGGCGGCGCGGGCTCTGCCCGCGCGCACCTGGTTGAAGCGTCCGGCGATACGCCAGTAGATCCGAATTGCCAGTGTCATGCCGTTTGCTCCGGGTCGAAGAGTTCGAAGACTGTCTCGGCGCCCGCGAGCGCCAGCACCGCGACGACGTAATGCAGCCCCGGCGCGTTCTCCGAGCGCAGCCAGTTCCGCACCGTGCGCGGGTTCACAGGCCGATGCGCCGTGTTCAGCGCCTCGGCCACAAGATCGGCCAGCTGGGCCTCGCTCGTCGCCTCGGGGAATGACCGCCAAAGCAGCGAGGCGAACCATTTCCGCTCCCGCTCCTGCGGGTCGCGGAACTTCTGGAAGGACTTTTGCATGACGGCCCCCGTATGGTTGATCCGTGCGAAAGGGTTTGGGTTTGAAATCGGAGGGGTGGACGCGGTCAGCATGAAGGTTCCTCCGGAACGGAAAATGAGTGATCGAAGCAGAAGCGGGGCGGCGCATGACCGCCAGAGCGGAGAGAGCGCGGCATCAGACGGCGCCCCCGGTGGGCGTGGGATGCGTGCGCATGAAGTTGCGAACAGCGTTGAGCGTCTTGCTGCGGCACTCCCGTCCGTCTTCCAAATCGAAGACAAACCGTGGATCGCGCACTGCGGCGGCACCAAATCGCGACCTGGACATTCCGGCGGCCTCGCAGAAGGCGTCAATCTCGGCGACCAGATCTTTGTGGGGAATTTTGGGTTCGTGGGGCATGGTCGTGAGATTAGGAAGTTTCCTAATGCCACGCAAGCCCCTCAATGAGGATTCTTCCTATTGGCGGCGTCGGGCCGCGATAGGATATTCCCTAGTGTATGGAGCGCGAAGCGATCACGATGCTTGTAGCAAGCAACATTGAGGCCGCCATGGCGAAGCGCGGCACCAATGCCGCTGAGGTAGCTCGCAAAGCGGGTTTGAACCCAACGGCCGTTTACGACATCCTCAAGGGTAAGAGCAGGAACCCCCGCCTGGACACGCTTTACAAGATTGCGACCCAAGGACTGGAAGTTCCCTTCAGCTCTCTCTTCTCCGAGCCAGAAGATCATGACCTCGACAACGAAATCATGGAGGCAATCAGGTGTCTGCCGACCTCCGAGAGATCGAGGATTCTCGCTGTCGTTCGCGCTTTTTCTGTTGATGTGTAGCCAGTAGCGCCTTTCGAACCTCGTGCAGAACCACGAGCTTCTGCAGCCGTGTCAGCTGGCTTAGAGCAATCCTCATTTCTGCGTCTGAAATCATAACCCTACCCGTATGCTAAGCGCGTCCGGGGCGCTGCATCGCATGCGGCCAGTTGGGTTGAAATAGGATTTTTCCTTGTTCTGACGTTGACAATAGGAAACATCCTATTGATTATCCCCTCACCGCAACCGCGAAAGGGGAGCCCCATGAAGACCATCCTGACCACCGCCGCACTGGCCCTGCTGGCCGCGCCCGTGCTTGCCGGGACCGACACCACGGAAGACCAGGCGACCGCCGTGTCGCCCGCCTCCGCCCCGGATTGCTTCGCCCCGATCCAGGGCACCAACGCCTTCCAGCGCAGCAACGCGCCGGGCTGCGTCTATTACACCGCCCCCACCGGCAATGACCGCGACCCCGCCGCGTCCGGCGAGGGCGAAGGCGGCGAAAGCTCCGATCCCTGAGCATCGGTGCCCCGCCCCGCGCGGGCGGGCATCCCATGCCCAGCCCCGGAGGACACCATGCCCCGCATCCCCAAAATCCCAGACCTTCCTGCAACTTACGGCTTCGGCACCTGGCGCGATGCGCTGCTCGGCCTGTTCATCGGCCTTGCCTTCATCGGCTCGGCCTGGGGCGGGCTCATGCTGGCCCGGATCGCGGAGGCCAGCCTCTGATGGCCGCGATCCTTGCCATTGCCCCGCAGATCGCCGACCGGCTCGCGGCCGAGGCCGCCGCCGCTCGCATCGAGGCCCAGACTGCCCGCGTTGCCGCCAAATCGAGCGCGCGGGACGGCAAGCCACTGCTCGCCCGCGCCGCCTTCGCCCGGGCCGAGCGGCTGCAGGGCCGTGCCGTCACCCTCGGAGCTCTGGCCGCGCAGGCCCGGGCAGGCGGTGCTGCATGAGCATTATGGATGGCATCGCCCCGCCGCCCGACGCGCTGGCCGCCTTCGTCGCCGAATGGCGCGGCGCCGCCCCCGATGTGCGCCTCGCCGCGATCCGTGGCGCGCTCCGCCGCCATGGGATCGAGATCCCGGCGCTGCCGGGCCGGGTGGCGTTCTACGAGATCCAGCTGTTCGGGCTGGTCGCCACCGGCCGCGACGAGGCCGAGGCCGCCCAAAACTGGATGGAGGCGGCCATCCGCCTCTGTCCCTTCGACTGATGCATCCCCTGCGGATCCTGATCGGCTGCGAGACCTCGGGCGTGATGCGTCGGGCCTTCGCCGCGCGCGGGCACGATGTCTGGTCCTGCGACCTGCTTCCGGCCGAGGACGCCACCAACCGGCACATGATCTGCGATATCCGCGAGGTGCTTCACCTCGGCTGGGATCTGCTCGCCGTCATGCACCCGCCCTGCACCCGGCTCTGCAATTCCGGCGTCCGCTGGCTGCATGTGCCGCCGACCAACGCCCCGGCCGAGGCGCGCCCGGACGAACGCACCGCCTGGCCGGATCTGCCCGAGGCCGCCCGCCGCGCCATCATGTGGCGGCTGCTCGACGAGGGCGCCGCGCTGTTCTCGGCCTGCTGGCGCGCCCCGATCCCGCGCGTCGCGGTCGAGAACCCGGTGATGCACCGCCACGGGCGGGCGCGGCTGCCGGCCGATCTGCCGAAGCCGCAGATCGTGCAGCCCTGGTGGTTCGGCGAGCCGGTCTTCAAGGCGACGGGGCTTTACCTGCGCGGTCTCTCGCCGCTGAGCGCCACCAACCGCCTGACCCCGCCCGCGCCCGGCACCGAGGCGCACAAGCGCTGGAGCGCGGTCCACCGGGCCCCGCCCGGACCCGACCGCTGGAAGATCAGATCCCGCACTTTCGAGGGCCTCGCCGCTGCTGCGGCCGCCCAATGGGGCGCAGAAACAAGAAAGGAGGCCGCCTGATGGCCGAAATCCTCACCCGCAGCTTCGGCCGGTTCCATGCCGAGGTGACCCCGGCCGAGGCCCGGCTGATCATCCGCGATGACTGCAAGGACGTGATCCGGCTCTTCGGCCGCGACCTGATCCGCAGCTCGCTGCTGGGCGGCAGCTGGACGCCCGACATCGAGCGCGCGCTGCGCTGGGGGCTCGAGTTGATCGAGGCCGAGCTGGGCGAGGATCTGCGCTACCGCGCGGGCGTGATGGCCGCCGTCAAGCTCTGCTGGCGGCTGCGCTTGGCCAATGATCCGCGCCGCGCGGAGCGGCTTCTGCTGGGCGATCCGGAGGCCGGGCAACCGCCAGCCGAGCCCCGGATCTGCCCCGCCTGCGGCGAGCTGGTGACTGACAGCCTCGGATGCGGCGGCGGTATCTGCTGGGCCTCAGCCGCCTTTCCGAAGCCGGTCGAAGACCCCGCCGACAAGGCTTTCCGCGAAGCCGTCGCCGAGCTGGTCGATTGCGCCATGAAGGAAGGAAAGGCCGATGTTTGACATCCACCAGCTTCCGCCCCTCGAGCTGCATATGCCAGCGCAGCGCTATTGCTGCGACCTATGCCGACTTGAGGTGGTCGCTGCGGAGAAAGACAGGGTGGAGGAGGGCGAGCTATGCCCATGACGCTCGATTTTTCGCCCAGACTGATGCCTGCCGGGCAGGCGGCGCATTATCTTGGCATTTCAGCTTCGAAACTGCGCATGCTTCCAATTGCATCGAAGCGGCTTGATGGGAAACGGGTGTGGGACCGGCGCGATCTCGACGCTTATGCTGACGACCTGCCGACACACGGAGAAACGGACCAAGGCAACACATGCGACGCGCTGTTCATGGAAAAGGCATCCTGAAGCACCTTAACGCCTCGGGGCGATGGCCCAGCGGGAATGTCCGCTATTATTACCGCCCCAAGGGTCAGAAAGGCGTTCCGCTGCCGGATCTGCCGCCGTCCCATCCGGATTTTCTTTCCGCCTATGCCCGTGCTGCCGGTCTTTCCGTGGCGCCTCTGCACTCCCCTCGCACGGGCTCGATCTCCGCGGGGATCGCAGATTACCTCAAGTCCGACGCATTCTTGTCCTTGTCTGCCGGTACGCGCACGCGGAGGCGGATCATGCTGGATGATATTCGAGGTCGCTATAGCACGGGGTTGGTACGCGATCTGCGCCCCCACCATATCCGCGCGGATCTTGAAGGCCGACCACCGCACCCTGCCAACAACCGCCTGAAATGCTGGCGCGGCCTGTGTCGCTGGTGGCAAGAAGCCGGGCTGGCCGAAGAAGATGCAGCAAGTCCGGTCCGCGCGCGTCGCGTATTACCGACTGAAGGCCACCTGCCATGGTCGCGCGACGACATCGCAAAATTCCGCGCCAGATGGCCGCACGCAACATCACAACGCCTGGCGTTCGAGTTACTGTTCTGGACAGGCGCGCGCATGTCGGATGCGGTGCGGCTAGGGCCGGGCATGGTCGACGCCGATGGCTGGCTGAGCTATCGGCAGTCGAAGACAGGCGGGCAGGTTGACGTTCCCTTTACCGCCGCAGCTCCAGAATGGGCCGAGCCATCTGATCGCGTCCATCTTTTTTCTGCCCTCAGGGAACAGGCCGACCGCCATGCGGTCTGGATGGTCACCGCCCAAGGCCGCCCCAGGTCAATCAAGGCGGCCAGCCAGTGGTTTTCCGCAGCGGCGCGCGCCGCTGGCATAACCGGGGGACGGTCGGCCCACGGACTGCGAAAGACCCGCGCCCAGATCATGGCCGAACGCGGCGCCACACCCGACCAGCGCGCCGCATGGCTGGGGCACGAGTCGCTGTCAGAGGTTCAGCACTATAGCCGCGGCGCTGATCGCCGACGAATGCTGGCGGGAATAGACCCCGAACCTAAAAGTTCCAACTCGTCGGATCGAGTTCCAACTTGGATGCGCAAGTAGCTGTCTTTTAGGGGTAATTTTTGGAGGTGGTGACCCCGGCAGGACTCGAACCTGCAACCTATCCCTTAGGAGGGGATAGGTTCCGGGGCAAAATAAGCAAAACTCGACAAAACAAGCACTCCCTATGCAAGCGTGTTCCCGGTTTGTGCAGCGAAATCCGGCTTGCGCAGGTTCAGCGAACCAAAGAGCACTCCCCAAATCACAAGGGATCCATGGCTAATGACGCCCCCCCCCACCAGCTGCCATCGGGTCCGCACTGATGACGGTCTCGAGGTCCTGATCCCGATGTGCTGCGTATCCACAATAGGCGATCCGGGCGCCTGCGCCTTTGGAGCGCCAGAAAGCCGAATCCAGGCGGCCAGACCTAGGAGGCTGAGCGGCAGGTCAGGCGCGGTTCGGGGCGCCGGGAATCTCTCCATTACGGCTTCTGCGGAAGATCTCGACACATGATCTTGCTAGGGCTCAGCCTTGTCGCCTCATCAGCCGCGCCACTCTGCCTCTCGGCATGATGCCGCCAATGACGATGCGTCCTCGAACGCAGACGGCAGCGTGGGATTGCCAGCAGAGGACCTACCTCACTACCTTGGCGGGAATTCGAGAGGGTATTTCATGAGTGGCTTCTTTCGTCAGGACGCCCGCATGGGCCGGAGTCCCACGGCGCTGGGGCAGGACGTTCTGGTGCTGCGCCGGTTTGAAGGCACCGGCCATCTGAACGCGCTGTTCGACTGTTCCGCCGATTGTCTGGCCGCCCCGACCGCTGTCGATTTCGACCGGCTGATTGGCACCCACGCCACCATTACCCCCACCACCCGCGAGGGAGAGCGGCCCTTCGATGGCATCGTCACCGAGGCCCGCTGGCTGGGCTCCGGCGATAATGGCCATCGCTACTGGCTGCGTCCTTGGGCTTTCCTTGCGAGCCTCCGCCGTAACCAGCTGATCTTCAGCAACAAGACCGTGATCGAGATCCTGACCGAGCTGCTGTCGGCCTCTGCCCATGCGGGCGCGCCGCGGACGAACGCGGCCAGGACCACCGCTTCGAGGCCGAGGGCGATATCGCGACGCTCGGGGCGGGCAGCCGGGTGGTGCCGGAGGGCAATCCGGTGCCGGGAACCGGCGGCGAGGACCCGTGCCTCAGCGCGCGGCATTCCGACCCGGCCGCCAATTCCCGCTTAAAGACGAAGTATAATCATGGCCGGTGTAACGATAAGTCAGTTTTTGTCATCCAAAGACTCTCCCGCATGGCTTGTTCTGGATGGGGTGAATTGCCCCGATCTCCCGCACTTTCTTGAGGGAACCGAGCACTGCTGCTTTTATCGCGAAACGGGTCAGAAGCAGCCCCTCCATGCCCCGTGGATGATCCACATGGATGACAGAATCTCCGAGATGGCGTCTTTCCTGCCAAACGATACGCATTGGGGATTCATCTTCACATCTCACTGGCCAATGCGAGATTTGCGCGCACATTTTCGACGCTACACGATGCTGAAGACTCCGCAGAATGAGGTTCCGGTTTATTTCCGTTTCTATGATCCTCGTGTGTTGTTCGATCTTGGTTATGCGCTTGAGGCAGATAAACTCCGGATGTTTATGCGCCCGTTCGGCAGGCTTGCAATTCCGTTGTCACCTCTTCTCGGTGAAAGATGCGGGCTCTCGCCCTTGGCCCATCATGATGCTTTCCGGTCAAAATTTTTGACGCTCCCTATCCCGCCAGAAGAGCCGCCAGGAAAGGGTTCTCAGAGCTTTCAGATCGGAATGGTTGAGTATCGGCGCTTTGAGAATCTGCAAGCCAGAAGAGCCGAACGAAAACTGGCGCGTGAGTTGCATTTCACTGCCAGACACAGGTCAGACGCCGAAGTTCTTGACATCGCAGCGGAGGCTACTTCGCGCGCCGAAAGATATGGTCTGACATCCGTGCGTCAAATTAGGTTGTTCGCGAAATGCATGCTGAAATTCGGCCCCACTTTCGACGAAACTCATCCGGGAGCGCGAGAGGTTTTGACGCGAAGGCGAGTCTCGGTTCGTGAAACATTTATCGCTTTGCAAAACTGGTACACGACTGCAGGCGACAAGCCATTTCCCGCAGGCGCCTCCCAGGACTTGGATATTTGGAATCGATTGTAAGGAGTGCGCGTTTCATGAAATATTATGTTCCGACAATAGATGATATTGAAGCGTTGGTCGGTGCGCATCCTGGTAAATTCTCTTCCCCCCTGCAAACCATGCGGTCGATTGCCAATGCCCGTGCCCAGGGCGAAACGGTCAGCCAAATTACGGCGCAAAATCAGTATCAGGATTATCTGTCCAACGGCGGCGAGCCGATGAATTCGGATGGCGCCATTCCGCCAGCTGAAGCGGTGCACGATCAGCCCCAAGGCAAAGCGGGATGCGATTGTGCGGCGGCTATGCCTTGCTGCGTGAACTCGATAACGCTTGGCTGTTCGCATCGCGACGCGCGCCTCACCCTACCTCAGGAGGAAAAGGCGAATGGGCAAACGAATTGTAAGCTCGTGCTTGTTGCAGACCAAGGTGGCTCCTCTGGATACGATCTATTGAAGGTGACACTCGACAGGACGCCCCATGGCGACTGCATCATGCCAAAGCAGATGCCGAAATCCCTGATCAAAATGGAAGGTGGTGAGACCGAAGAGAAGACCGCAGAAGACTATGAAATCAAGCTTACCTACCCCGGAGATACAGATCTGGGCCAGACGGACATTGAAAGATTTGTCAACGCCACGAAGTACACGCTATTGGGGGATCTGGAGAAGATTGGAACAAACTATTCACTGAAGCTCGACACCTGCAGTGGCGAGACAACGTTCAACAGTGTGCTTCAAGTTTATCCCAGACTCGAGTGGACGGCTGCAAGTTTTGGATACGAGATCAAAGGCACCTACTACACGGACTTTACCTTTGTTCCCAGCGTTGCCCTGACAGGAAAACTCGACGGTACCTTCGGGGCAACGACCTTTTCCATCGAGGGTGAGGGAGAGAGCAAAACCGATCCGGAAAACCATTCCCGATCCCTCGTTCCGTTTCTCGACAAAACGCTCTCCAAACTTCAAGGCTTGACTGGTGAGGGGGCGAGAACCAGCGAAAATTCCACACATTCTTCGATCTCCGTGTTCCACAAGGTCGATCTTGGAACCAGCAAATTCAAACTGGTCGAGCATCCCTCCGATCCGGCTGCGGTTGGAATCGACGCGAATGTCACAATGGGATTTGCTCCTCTCATCGGTATTGAAGCCAAGCTCGATATTATTGATGCACTTTTGACAGCAGCCAACGGCGTGGCTCCCGGATTTGCTGAAGCTCTTCGCAAAGCGCGAGAGGTGATGGCAAAAGGTATCGGAGAAAGGGACAGCAACGCTCACCTTTCTGCACATGCGGCTGTCACCTTAACTATCACTGGCACTCTGGGAGATGCCAACGTGGTTATATCCCGCAAAGTCAATGAAACGAGATGGTCGGGCAAGGGAGAGGTGTCTGGATCTCTCGAGATTTCGATCGCTGCTATCGTGAAGGCGGAAGGGAAAGCCTATATTGTGGAGAGTACCTTTTCCGCATCAGGACGCGCAAGATCAAAGCTCACAGCGGCACTGCAAACAATAAATTCACCACAGAGCGATAAGAAGTTGAATGCAAAAGTTGGATGGAATGGAATTAAGGTTAATGTTGCTGCTGAGGCGAAGGTTCGTGGCTTCGGAATCGTAAATATGAGCACACAGGGGAAAAAGGAAGTCCCGATACGAAAAGAAGAGGTGTTCTACGATGCGGATTTTTAAACTGGTTTTGACGATAAGCTTGATGATGTCAGGGAGCACAATGATGGCAAATGAACTCGCCCCTTCGGAGACAGCTCTTGGGATTGATCTGAATCTGAGCGCCGCCATGCTCGATTTCAGGGTGAATGATGTCCCGATCTTGGATCCGCAGACTCCTCTGAGTACCGACGCTCAGATCACGACGCAGCTGACATTGAATGAGGCCTTCACTAAAGGTCAAAATACCATATCTTTCTCTTTGAAATTCAAGCCGAACTCAGAGTGGACGCCAAGTCTTCATCTTCGGCTGCATTCCTGGCCAGCCGGAACCTTGCCCGAGCTGTTTCAGGGATCGGATTTTGTGTTCGATGTAACCGTAGCTGCTTCGCAGAATGATCCGGACAAGGTCGAGATTACCCAAATGACAGGCACGGGGCAGCCCACGGCCACAATCTCCAATATACACCAGACGGCTGGCGACGGCACAACCGATAGCTGGAACACGTGGACGGTGACAGCAAACGTGATGATCAACTTCCCGCAGGACGCATGGCAGTCCGCGCAGTTTCTTGAGCTCACGCCCGAACTTCGAAGAGAACTTTCTGGCGAATATATGAAGGTACACTCCGCCCTTTCACAAGGAGAGCGCGCCGCCAAAATGGCTCTGGCCCCCTATATCCATCGTCTTGCTGGGGGCATTGGTGCCAGCGACGAGGAATATTATGCCTCCGGGTATGAGGCGTTGCTTTCCGGGGAAGCCGGGTTCACGCTCCGTCCGTTCGATGCCGATGAAAGCATCGTGCAACTCTATGGTCACGGCCGCCTTGCTGCTCTGTTGCCTCTTCCAATCCGGTATTGGAATCCCGAAGCCGAGCAAGAAGCAAGCCTGTTCCTCTATTTCTGGAAGGACCAGACGGGGCAGTGGCAAATCATTCATTGAAGGCCTTGTGCTCGTTTTGATCAGGGACGCAATGTGATTGATCGCTCACGCAGCTTTCCTGTACCGCCATTTGGCGTTTCACAGACTGAGGTCATAAGGCTCAGTGTTTTCTTCTGACCGCCTCGCCGATCCGCCGCCCGATCTCGCCGGGCGAGGGCGCGATCCATCCGATCAGCGCGACCAGCACGATCCAGGGCGGGATGACATTGACGATGACGGTGTCGACGCGGTCGGCGCGGAGGCGGTTCTCGGATTGCTCCTGGCGGATCTCGCGGGCGCGCGGCCGAACGATGGACGGCGCGTTCTCGACCTTCTGGCCTTGCACGTTCTCGGCCCCCGCCTGGATATTCGCGGCGACGTTTGGCCCAAGCGGAACCGGCAGCCCGCCGCATCCGGCCAGCAGCAGCGCCGCGAGGAGCGCCCTCATGCGCCGTCCCAGCGGAACGGCACCTCGGCCGGGATCCCGTCGAGCCCCTCATGGCAGAGCTGCCGGGCCTTGTTGCGGCGGATCAGGAGGCCGCGAACGCCCTTGCCCCCGGCGAAGCGCCAGCGCGGGAGCTCATTGCAGGCGCCGCGCAGATCGCCCGCATTGAGCTTCCGGATCAGGGTCGAGCGCGCGGCCGCGCCGAGGCCCACATTATAGGCCCAGTCGAGGATGCCCACATAGCTCCGGTCCGGGATCCGGTCCTCGACGGGATCCGCGATCAGCCGGTCGAGCCCGGCCTCGAACCCAGCCAGGCGGTCGGCGAACATCGCCCGGCACTCGGCGGGGGTGTAGCTGTCGCCGAGATTGACGCCGCGCGTTTCGCCGAAACAGACGGTCGGCACGCCGACGATGTCGAGATAGGCCTCTGTCTTCAGGCCCTCATTGCCGCCGATGAAGCTGAGCGCGAGGGCGGTGGCGGCCGCGCCGCGCTTGAGGATCTTGCGCATGGGCTCACTCCATCCTCTGGGCGATCAGGCGGGCGGCGAAGGCGGCCGCGGTGACCAGCGCCGACAGCCCGGCGAAGAGCCCGCGCGGGATCCCCAGCAGATCGGGCGAGGCGAGCGAGAGCCCGGCCTCACAGCCCGAGAGCAGGCCCGCGAGCAGGATGAGACGGATCGACCAGGCGCGCCGGATCAGCGCGCGCCAGTGGGGCACGAGGTGCATGGGGAAACTCCTGTGGCTGGGGGATCAGCGCGGGACGCGCTGCAGGACGGTCTTGATGTCGGCGCGAAGCTCGCGCAGCAGCGCGTTGGTCTCCTCGCGGTCGCGCTGGCGGGCGGCGAGATCCTCGGCGCGCTGGCGCTGCCAGCGGGCCTCGAGGGCGCGGATCTCCTCGGCCAGCCGGGCGGTCTCGCGGTCGAGCGCGGCGGTATTGGTGCGGGCGCGCGCCTCGAGCCGTACCGACCAGACGGCCAGCCCGAGCAGCGAGAGCATCACCGCCCACCAGTCCCGGATCTGCGTGGTCAGTTCCTGCATGGCGGGCTCCTTCCTGGGCGGGTCAGGTGTCGGCCGCGGGCGAGCAGCGGGACCGGGCGGCGCAGGGGCTGAGGGCGATGCCGATCATGGTCATGGGCCATCTCCGGGCATGGAAAAGCCCGCCGAAGCGGGGGGATCGGGACCTGGGGCCGGTAGGCGCTCTTTCGGCTTTTGTCATGCCGCCTTGTACCCGCAAACTTTCTGCATGATGATTCTGGAGATGGAGTTATCCCTCTCCCTGTGCCTCAATTGGATCGCGTCCACCCGACCAGCGGGCAGGGTAAGGGTTAGGTCCTCGTGAAACTGGTAGAGCTTGTCGTCAACCCAAGCCAAAAACGTCCCATCGGCGTAGGTATTCCCGGTCTCAAGGTTGATCATGATGCGGCAGGACAGCTGGCCCCGACGGTCGTTGACCAAGTCCATGAAGCCAGACCAAGTGACTCCTCCGTCCGTAGAGAATCTAATCTCCAAGTCCTCCGACGTGCCCGGCCAATTACCATACAACTCGAAGCGCAGCCACTTCGTACCGCCTAGACCAAGTACGGTCTGATGTGCTCTGCCCGACCACTCCAGCACCGTAATCGAGTCGATGAAAGCGGTGGGGCTTACGCCGGGAGCCCCCGGAGCCCCTTCGGCGATTGCGACCGGGTTGTCACGAAGCGCACGGCCATCGACCGCACGGCCCGGCTTGCCTGCTTCGATGACGTCATTCGGGATGGTTGTCCAATCCGTCATTGCCAGAGATATCCTTCTGATCCGTCGGGCATGAGCCCGTCTTCGTCTGCCCACCAAAAGCCGTTGAGCTTTTCATCATCGGTCGCGCTGCCAAAGTCGGGGGCGTCGTCGTCCATCCAGACCAGGTAACGCGTGGCCTGGTAGATGAACTGCTGCAGCAGGTATTCCGTGACCTCGCCCGGCTTGACCTGCTGCGCCTTGATGACCTGCCAGCGGCGCGTGACCGGCTGACCTTCCGTGTCGACATCGAGGCGGGTGGTCAGATCGGCCACCTCTCCGATCCGCAGCGCGCCATCGGCCAGTGTCGCGGTCAGATAGCGGGGCGCCGTCTTGAACCGGGACAGCAGGCGCTGGCAGAGTTCGTAGGCCTGCGCGTCGGTGGTGATCCAGCGCGAATAGATGGTCTTCGACCGGACATCCGCCCCGCCGGCCTCCATCTCGAAATCCGGCTCGATCCTCCCGCGCATCGAGCGGTAGTTGTCGGGATCGTCCGATTTCGTGGGGTTCTCCGGATTGTAGTAGATGAAGATCCGGCTGATCCTCTCGTCCGGTTCGCGCGCCTGTGCCAGCGATCCGGCGACGATGTGCGCATCCCCGGTGATTGCGACGGAGGACTGCTCGGGCCGCACCGCCTTGAAGTCGATCAACTGCGCCCGTTCGTTCCACCAGATATAGAAGGTCCCGTCGCGCACCAGCTCGCCGAGCAGCTTGTTGACGGCCGTGGGTTTGTGGACCGTGCGCGAGAAGGCATAGCCGTTGAGATAGGTGGACGCCTCGGCCTGCCAGGCGTCGAAGTCCACGAACTCGGCCGGAACCGGCGTGTGGCCCGTCAACAGGTCATGTGCGATCAGGTAGCCGTCCATAAGCTCGTAGCGGCCGGTCCGCTGGGCGCTGGCATCATCGGAATGCGAGGCAGCCTTCGTGCCGAGGGCGGCGCGTGTGACGCCCGACAGCGTCCAGACGCCCTCGCCACCGGAATAGCCGGTATAGCCGATGATCTCGGACCCGATGCACAGATAGCGGGTGTCGGTATTGCCGAACCGATCTGAAAGGTCGGCCTCGCGCGCGGCCTCGATCACGATATCGGTCGCGTCAGCCGCAATGTCACCGGACAGGCGCATCTCGGTCTCGCGCGGAAACTGGGCGCGGGATTGGTCGGTGAGCCGGAGCGGGTCCACCCCCTTGAGCGTGACCCTCCCGTTGCTGTCCGGGCCGTCGACGCTGTCGAGCACGTAAAGCCGCCGCTCCATATCGGCCAGGGCATCGCCCGCGACCCCCTCGTAGACCCGCAGGAACATGTTGGCGTAGAACGGGTTCCGGGCGCACCACTTGGCCCAGAACGATCCGGGCCGGGCTCCGCGTGCGGCCCTGTACCAATCGCCGACATAGTCGTCGAAGGGCGCATCGGTGAGAGAGACGGTCACGCCGCCGGTGACGCCCAGAGGCTTTTCGCCGTCGCGGATCGAGCCCACGTTGATCTTGCTCGACCGGACCGAGACCGAGCGCAGCATCGGAAACGGGTTGGTCGCGACATGCTCGCCCGTCCGTTCGTAAAGCGGCACCAGCGCCTGCGTCGGCTTGACGAAACGCCAGGCAATCGAGCCGTCGCCGCGATAGTGTTCGCGGTCGAGGCAGGTGCCCCAGCAATTGTAGCAGCGCGGGCCATCGGCCAGCGTCGCCCTGCAAGGCGCGACCCCGAACCGCTCGGCGCAACGCGGCTGCCAGAGCTCGACGATCTGGATCGGTTCACGCGGCGGCATCGGCATGCCCCGTCGCCGTGAAACCGACGCTGACGAAGTTCCGCATGCCCTGGCGCGCGGGCACGATCGGATCGTCAACCCAGGCATAGACGCAGTCGGTCGGATAGCCCTCGGGTCTCGCCGCGATGAAAAACGGCTCGGTTCGCGCGGCCCTGGCGAACGGGTCGAAGGTCTGGCGATACCAGTCCTCGGGCAGGTTCTGCCACTCAAAGGCCCCGGAAAGCCCGGCGCGCTGGATGAACCGCCCCATCAGCTGGCCGCCTTCACTGATATAGCTGGTGAGAACGGCGGTGCGTCCAAGATCGGCCGACCCCAGGTTCGTATACCCCATGCGGGGCATTTCGAGGGCCTTGCCTGTGTACACCACTCCGATCCGGGCGGGCTGGGATACCGAGACCCGGATTCCATCAGTCTCGACGGGATCGAAGAGATACAGGATCGCGCTGTCGTCAGAAGGCAGCAGCCAGTCATCCGAGACCGCCCACCAAGCGGAAGTAGCGCCCCCTGAAAGCGTCGGAATATAGGGGGAAGGCGTCTCCCGAGCCTCCGCTTGTGCCCCAAAGACTTGAACGGCTTCCCCGCTGCCCTCGTAAGACAGGGTTCCGTCGTCAAGGACGATGTTTATTCTGATGTTCACGCTGGCCTCAACTTGCGCCGGAGAGGTCAGGGAAACTCGGTACCAGCCAGTGTTCCCCACTGGAACCGAGATGGCAGTGGCCGTTCCGAAAGTGGACAGGATTTGCCCATCCGGCCCCAAGTCGCATCCGCAAGGGGCGGGGTACGCCGCGCCGACGAAAGCCATCCTCAATCTTCGCTGAGGGCTCATTGGCCCGGGCAGCACATACAGAGAGAAGGTGTACAACTGCCCCGCCACAGCATCCGTAAATCCGGCCTGAATGAAGTGCTGCCCGTTGCCGGTCTCTGTAAGAAGCCTCGCGTCAGAAGAACCATCTGGCCCTTCGGCAATCACCAAGTCGACATTTACGATGGTCGGCCAAAGGGGAAAGTCCTGAGAATACCAAATCAGGTTCTCGTGGATTTCCCCGGGGGAATACTCCGCTCTGGCACTCGCCCCCGTGGTCCCCAGTGTGTGGGCACCAATGCCGATGGCATCAACCACTCGTGAGAACGGATACGTGATCTGCCATGACGCGGGGACGGCCTCGGGCTTCCACCAGCTGTTGGTCTCGACGGTGTCGGCCAGCCCGGCCTCGAAGCCCTCCGCCTCGCTGGTGGCGCCGACTGAGCCCGCGGCTTTGTCCCACAGGATGCGGGCATGGGTCATCGGATAGGGCGACGCCGCCGCGTGCCCGAGCGTGTAGGTCACTGCCACTCTGGTGCTCCTTTTCTGCGGAGGTCGCTTCGCGCCGTCAGCCTGCGGCGCCCTGCCAGTCGAGATTGAGCCGATAGCCGTCGCCGAAGGCCTCGTTCAGCGCCTTGACCAGCGCCTCGCCGCTCTGGCGGCCGATCACGTCGCCCTGCACGGTGACGTTGGCGGTTCGCTGGGGCGCGGGCGCCGCCGCTTGGGCCGCAGCCCCGGCCGACGAGGCCCCGCCGCCCGAGCCCGATTTCGACCCGCTCTTGATCGCGGCAACCAGCGCGAGCCCCTTTGCCATCACTGTTGCCATGGCGGCGATGTTTTCCGGGAAGGGAAGCTCGAGGGCCTTCGCGGCCCCCACGTTTGTAGAAATCAGCGCCTGCGCGGCCCCGGCGACCTGGGCCATCTTGAACGCCTTGTCGTTGAAGGCCCCGAGCGCACCCAGAACGTCTTGCGTCGCGGAGAGCGTCTGTGCCTTGCGGCCTTGGTTCGAAAGCCGCTCGATGTTCGCAAGCCGGTCCTGGTGCTCCTGCTCCAGCTTCTCCCGGAGGGCCTTATATTCCTGGTCGTTGATCGCCTCGGCTTCTCGCGCCTCCTGAAGTGTTTGGAGGCCCTTCTCGTACCATTCCTGAAGAACTTCGTTCTCGGTTTTCAGCCCCTCCTGCAGGGCCTCTAGCCGCTCTTTCAGCGACTCCTTGATTTCGTCGGCGCCCGGGAGGCCTGGGAGGATCGGATCCTCTTTTTCTTTCGTCGGCTTGTCTCCCGGCTTGTCTTCGGGGTCGTCTCCATCATTGCCTACGGTGGTGAGGGTTTCTTCGAGCCGAGCCTTGGCCTCGGCAAGTTGCTGCTGAGCGGCGTTCAGCCGTTCGGCTGCAGCTTCTGTCTTCGCCGCCATGTCTTCCGCATAGCCGGAGTTGCCACCTGCGGTCAGCGGGTTCTGATCCAGAAGACTGTTGCCCGAAGCTTCGAGTGCTTGGACCTTCGCAAGCTCGGCCTCCGCTGCGGCAAGGGCGCTCTCGGCCAGCTCGTAGTTGTTTTTCGCCAGATCGACGGCCGCCTTGCCCGCTTCCGGCGATCCGGTGTCCGTGAAGACGCCCAGCACCCGGTTCAGCTCGGCCTGCCTTTCCGCCGCTGCTTTCGACCCCTCGGCCGCGTCTTCGGCCTTCTCGCGCCACTTGGAAATACCCACGAGGGCGGTTCCGAGCGCGCCCCCGACTGCCCAGAGCGGCCCGCCCATGGCCGCAAGCGCCACGGCGGCAACGCTTGCCGCGGTGGTCACAATCTCCAGGTTGTCGGACAGCACGACCACGCCGCGGGCCAGCCCGGCGGCAAGGTCCGTGACCGTCGCGATGCCCGACGCCGCCGCGCCGAGGAAGTCCTCGGAAAGGATGGCCTCGGACAGGCCGTCGAAGGCTTCGGCCATCTCCGAAATCGCGTCATCCGCGTCGGCCGAGGACAGCAGATCGTCCAGCTTGTCGGCAGCATCGCTGAGCGTCGGAGCGAATGCCCCGGCGATCTTGATTTCCAGCGCTTCGATGGTGGCGGAAACGCGGCTCATTGCCCGGTTGGCGTCCTGAAGGTCAGAGATCATTTCGTCGGAAATGATCTGCCCCGCGCCGGACGCCGCGTCCCCGAGTTTCCGCATTTCGCGCCCGCCGTTCCGCAACAGCGGCAGCAGCGTGGTCGTGTCGGAGGCCAGGGCCTCCATGTAGAACGTCATCTGCTGTTGGTTCACGCCCGCCTTTTCGAGCGTGTCGACGTAAAGCTGCAGCGCCTGGGGGCCGGAGAGGTTGCGGAACTGCTCCGCCGTGACGCCGACCTTGGGGGCGATTTTCTCGAAAAAGTCCGACATTTCGCCGGAGCCGGTGGACAGGAACTCGCCCACACGGTCGGTCACGTCCTGCAGAATGTCCCCGAGCTTGTCTTGCTCGACCCCGGCCGTGCGCGCCGCGAATGCCATCTTCTGGAAGGCCTCGGGCGTGGCGTTCGCCCGCTGCGCCAGGATGTTGATCGACTTGGCTGCGTTCATGCCCTTTACGGCCATGACGCCGAAGGCGCCCACCACGGCGGTGCTCGCGGCTATCGCGGCGGTGCCGATCCCGCGGAGGCTTCTCCCCGCGCGATCGACAGCCCGTTCGAGTCCCTCGGTCTCGCCGGTGATCTCGACGTTAAGCGGCTTGAGAAATGGCATCGCGCTTCGCCTTCACCTTGGCGCGCAACCGCGCGCTTTCTTCTTCGATGGCCTGAAGGTCGCCCTCGGTCATGCCTCCGGCGTAGTCGCCCTTCGCCGCCGGGCGGCGCCATTCGAACTCGTGCATGATTTCCGTGACGGTGAGGCCCCAGACCTCGGCCGGGGCGATGCCCCAGCCCCGGCAGGCGCAATAGAGCCCCCCGAAATCCAGGTCGTCTAGCTCGCCTTCTTGCGGCCCTTCTTCCCGGGGGCGGCGGGCTTTTTTCCCATGTCCACCGTCGGCAGAACCGCCTGGACATAGGCCATCTTAAAGCCCGCGATCTCGGTCTGGTTCCCGTCGATCAGGAACGCATAACTCTCGTCCTCCGAAATGGCCGGCCGTTCCTCGCCCTCGGGCACCTGCGCGGCGCGAAGGAACTCGAAAAGGACCGCCGCCAGGTCTTCCAGATCGACCCCGCCGCGAATGCACTTGTTTGCCAGCGCCACGTTGTTGACCCCGCGGGCCTTGATGCGGCGCAGAAGCGCGAGGGACGGAACGACCGTCAGGTCGCGGCCCTGGAAGCGGAAAGACTGCTCTCTGAAAACGTCCGACATCAGCTCACCGCCCCCTTCGTGATCTCCCCGACCGATTGCAGCGTGCCGGTGAAGGTGGTTCCGTCATTGTAAGGGGCGGCGATGCTGAAACCGGCCTGGAACTGCCAGCGGCCCGAAAGCGTGAACAGATCCGCCACCGTGATCGTGAAATCGTTCTGCACGCCTTTGAACGCCATATCGGCCAGAGTGTCGCCCTTGAGAACGCCCTCCAGCGCCACGCTGACGTTGTTCGTCGCGAACTCGCCATCGAGCGTTGCGGTCCAGCCGTCATCGCCATCGGCCGTCACGTCGATCAGCTCGCCGTTGAAATTGATGGTCTTGGTCCGAAGCTCGTCGGCAAGGTCGGTGTCGCCCATCGACACCAGCACCGCGCGGCCACTGCTCGCTGCCATGGTAAAGCCCTCCTAGGCGGGTTGTGCGCTGTCGCGCAGGATCTCGAAATTCAGGGTGAACAGGGCGCGGTCTTCGTCGTCGCGCCCGATGAAGGCGATCTCGCTGGACGGCATCCAGCCGAGGATTGCCGCGCCCGGCACCGCCAGAACGACCGGCGGCACAAGGGCTTTGTAGATGGCGGCGGCCCGCTGCCATGCGGCGTCATAGCTGGCCGACCGGACGCGGACCTGGACGCGCGGGCAGCGAAGATCGACCAGGAGCCCCGGCTCGCCGCCGGTGTCGTAGCACGTCACCACATCGACCGGCTGCAACGGCTCGCGGCCGACATAGACGGGCCAGCCCTCGGCGCCGCCGAATGCGCCGGTGGCGCCCTGCGCGGCGAGGAACAGGGCGGTATCATGTGCGGGCGATCTCATTGCTCAAGGGCCTTTCGGATCTCGGCCTCGACCAGATCGCGGACGGCTTCCGCGTTCTCGTCGACGGCCTTTTCCAGAAACTTCGGGCCGCCGGGGTTCCAGTAGGTGCCAAGCCCGGACGGGCGGGGCTTTCCCTTGCGCTTTTGCTCAAGGTTCTCGTGCACGAAGATCGCGTATTCGGCGGAGAAGCCGACCTCGGCCCCCTTCGGGATTTTCTGGGTGTAGGCGGAGCCGCGCAGGTTGTTATGCTCAACCGGCGTTAGCTTTTGCCCCTTGCCCTGGATCAGCAGGCCGCCCGCGTATGCGCCTCTCTGCGCCGCCTCCGGGGCGTCCCGCGCGATCTTCCGCAGTTGGCGGTTCAGATCGTCCAGCCCCTCGACCTTTATAGCCATGCCGTGATGATCTCCGTCCCACCGCGCAGGGACGGGCTCGATCCCGCTTGCCGGATCTCGCGGGCTTCCGCCGGATCGGTGAGGGCGCCAAGCCCGATGCGCCCGCCGACCTCGACGGCCTGCGAGACATAGACCACGGCCTCGGATGTGACCTCGCGGCCCTGCTCGTCGCGGAACAGCACGGCCTTGTCCTGCCAGCGGCAGACCGCGGCCACGGGCGCGCCGTGCTGCGGATCTCCGAACCCGTTCACGCCTGCGGGCGGGAAGTAGGTGGCGGCCTGTGTCAGACCGCGAGTGTAGACGGCCATCAGATCACCTCTGCCGATGCGCGCGGGCGCCCGAGCCGGGCGAGGCCGCCCAGGGTGTCGAGCAACAGGGCCTGCTGGCCGAAATGCGTCGCCCGCAGCCCTTCGCCGGTCAGCGCGGCCTTGGCATAGGTCTCGGAGGCGTCCCCGAGGCTCATGCTCGTGAGCGACCCCGCGCCGGTCCCGGCCGCCCCGTTGGTGCTGGCGATCAGGTGGGCCGCCAGCCACTTGACGATTGCCGCCTGACGCGCGGGCTCATAGGGGGCGATGCAGACCCCGGCCATAAGGGCGGCGTCCTCAATGATCGACGCGACCACGGGCGCCGGGAAGTCGGTCCCCGTGATCGCAATGACGCTACTGGCTTCCGGCAGTGTCGGCATTGTCCTCGGCCTCCGCGTTGGTTGCGGCGATCTTGGCCGCGCGTGTGGGTTTTCCGCAGTTGCTGGCTTCCGGTTCCGGCGCGGCGGACAGCCGGTCCCCGAAGGCGGCAAGCAACTGCTCGCCGCCCTCGAAGGTCTCCCCCGGGCCGTCGGTCACGCCGCGGTGCGTGTGGCTGGCCCCGGGGGAAACCAGCTGCATCAGCCGCCCACGGCGCCGTGGCAGATGCCGCAGCGGCCGTCGAAGTCTGCCTTGAGGCGGGGCGCCCACGCGGCATAGTTCATGAAATGGTTCGTGAAGCCCGACCCCGACTGCCACTGCACGGTGGTCACGTCCGCGGCCACGCCCAGATCCATGTACCGGCGCTGCATGTCGAGCAGCAGCACGTCCCCTTTGGTCAGAACGTCCGAGATCCGCACCGCGCGGATCACGTCCTCGTCCAGGACCCGCTCCATCAGGGTCTTGTCCCCGTGTTCCTTGAAGTCCTCGCGGAACCGGCTGGCATAGGCGCCCGGAATGTAGATCGTGAAGGGACCGAAAGACCGCTGTTTGGTCTCCATCAGCGCGACCATCTGCAGGATCTCGCGGAAGATCATTTGCGGCGTGACCTTCTCGGTGTCCGACCAATCCGACAGCTTGAGGGTCACGCGGCCGTTCATGGTGGTCAGGCCCGGGATGTTGAAGCGGTTCCCGGCGCTGTCCGCCGCCGCAACGCGCGCGCCGAAGAAGACCATTTTCTCGGACGCGCGGGCGACGGCGCGGGCCGCCTCGGCGCCCGTGGTCACGTCCAGCGAGGCGCCGCGCTGCCGGGAGGCCAGCAGCATGCGTTCCCCGATGCTGAACCGCTTGCCGATGATCGGGATCGGCACGCCCGCAAGGCCGAACTCCTGCCGGTCCTTCTCGGTCTCGGTCTCGCCGTCCATGGTGATCTTCGCATCGGTGATCTCCGAGCCGGTCTCCCATTCCGAAACCAGCGTGCCGAGCCCGCCCACGTTGTAGGTCAGGCCCGCCTCCTGGAAGTCGCCCACGATCACCAGCCGCTCGCGCGCGGCCTCGATGATCTGGTCTTCCAGATCCACCCACTCGTCCTTGCGGAGCGTGGCGTTGGTGTTGATCGGGCGCTCGGCATAGACCGGGTTGCCCGACGCATCGAGCGTGCCGGTGTTCACGGTGATGACCGGGCGCCCGGCGTGCCGGCCGTTGGTCGCGATGTAGGGCCGCCGGGCGAGGATGGCATTCTCGCCGCCGGTCAGGCCCGAGCCGTTGAAGGCGTCGAGGGTGTCGAAAGGCATGTTCTGGATCTCCTGTTAAACCGCGGCGGTGCGCTGCGCGGGAATGACGACGACGCGGATGCGGGCCGGGGTGGCGCCGCCACTGTTGTCGAGGGCATCGACGGCCTGGGCGACGGCGATCTCGTCGTCACCGGCGGGGGCGAGGGTGCCGTCCCCGGCCGAGGCCAGCAGGGCGTTCTTTGCGATGGCGTCCGCGCCTGCGGCCGCGAGGGCATAGACCCGCGAGCCGGGGGCGAAAGTCTCGATGAGGACCGTATCGCCCTCCTGGTAATCGTCGTCGATGCCGCCGCCGATCATGCCGTTCTCGACGGCAAAGGACGGAGCGGCGGTCCCGGCAGCGGTGGCGTGCGGGCGCACGCGGTCATCGGCGGGCTCGACCAGCATGCCGGGCGTGGTCGGGCCAAGGGCAAGCGCCTCGGTCATGACGGCAAAGCCGTAGAGCTTGATGGTTTTCGGGGTGTCGGCCGAGGGCATGGCTCAGGCCTCCTTCTTCTTGCCGCCCAGCACGCCGCGCGGCGTGAGCGGGTTGACGTTGGTTTCGATGGCGTCGGAGTTGGCGGCGAACCCGCCCTGACCGGAGTAGTCCGCGGGACGGATCATCTGCTCGACGGCCTCCAGTTGCTCGACCGGCATGGCGGCGATCTGGGCGCCGGTCAGCTTGTTGGCGGCATTGGCCTTGAGCCGGGCCGCCACGTCATGGCGCCGCAGATGCTCCTGCACGCCGTTGGCGATCAGCTTGTTCAGGTCGGCCGCGTTGACCGCGATACGGCCGTTCGTGGCGGGCTTGGCCGCCTTGTCCGCGAACGGGGCAGGCGTGTCGTCGGCGGGTGCGTCAGCCGCGGGGTCGTCGCCTTCCATGGCGTCGGGCGCGGCGGTGCTCTTGCCCAGGGCTTCGACGAAGGCCGCCATCACGGCGCGATCCTCGGGGCTCATGCCCTGGATGGCCGCCAGTTGCTTCGCATCGAGCGCGTTGGCTTTCACCAGCGCCTCGGCCTGTTTCGAAATGTCCATGCCTTTGTCCTCGCATTGGCAGTTGGTGTTGAGGCCGAGGGCTTTGCCCACAACGGCCCATGCTTCGTTCACCTTCATGGCGAGCGGTCCTTTCTTGCTGTTGGTGCGCGTGCCGCAGCCGTCCGCGATGCTGCATGCCCCGATCTGACCGGGCAGCAGCGCCAGGTGGTCGGGCCGGATGTTCCGGTGGATCATCGAGTAGGGGCGGCCGTTGAACTCGCCCGCCTGCGGATCGTCGTCAGCGAAATACCCGGTGCTGACCTCGATGCACTCGCCCGTCTCAAGCCGCTTCATGAGATCGCAGAAGCCGAGGCGGCATGCCTTTTCGGTGTCGAGCCAAAGCTCGGCCTTGAGCTTCGCGCCCTCGGTGCGGGCGTTGAAGACTGTGCCGATGGTGTTGCACTCGATCACGTCCGGGCGGTTGGCGCTGATCGCCTGTCCCTGTTCCTCGGGATGCAGCACCGGCACCGGGCGGCCGTTCCACGCCTCGGGGAAGCGGCTGAACTCGGCCAGCGGCACCAGCGCGCCGTTCAGGACGCCCTCGCAGATCATGACCACGGGCACCACGAGGTGATCCCGACCCTCGAATTGCTCGTGTCGGATACCCCCGGCGGGGCTGAAATTGGCGGTGATGCGGTGCAGCGACATGGGCGCCCCCAAATGCAAAAAGCCCCGCGGCCGGGGGGCTGCGGGGCGTTGGTCGTCGGTTGTCGGTTTGCCCGCTGGGGGCGTCAGGTCATCCTGCGAAAACGTAGGCCACGATCAGGATCACGACCACAGCGCCGCCGCGCATCGCCGCGCCACGCCAGTCCTTGGTGCGGATCGTCTTCTTTGCGCCCTCGATTGTGCCACTTATCCCGTGGGACAAAATGGCGAAGACGAGGATCAGCACGATGATAAGAACGAGGATTTCGAGCATTGGCGCCCCTTCCATGGTATTGCGGCGCCAAATATGGAAGCAATTTCAAGGACGTTATAGAGCCATCTCACCCTGCGCGACAGTGCGGCGCAGCGCTGGCGGGCCTTACGACATGGCGTTCAGGGGCGGCTCGGGCGCAAGCTCAAGCTCTTCGTCGGTCAGCTTTCGCCCCCTGGCGACGGCCATGGCGCAAAGCTCGTCCAGCTTGCCAAGCACTTCGTCGGGCATTCTGCGCGAAGACGGGAGATCTCCGAACCGCTTGTAGTATTCCCGGAACACATCATCCATCTTCGCCGCCTCCGATGATTTCCTCGAACCGCTGTGACATGCTGGGCCAGAGGTGCTTGAAAGTCTGGTAATCGGCAAGGGTCTCGCTCCCATAAGCCTCAAACCAGTTGGCGAATGCTTCCGCCAATTGAGAGCCGGTGAAGGTCCGCGCCCCGATCTTCTTTGCCGCGCCTATGTGACGATCATAGGCCAGCCTTGTCTTATAATACCCCTCTCCGTGGCCGAAAGCGATGCGGATCTTGCCCGCCGTTCCTGCTTCGAAAACGTCTTGCATCCCCGCCAGAGGGCTATCGTGCAGCACACGGCGCCCGAAGCGGCTCGGCAGATCATGGAGCAGTTGATAAACGTCCTTCCGGTTCCAAGCCGCGACAAACGCGATTGCATCCGTGGGCCGGATCTCATTGACCCCATAAAGGGCCTTTACGCCATCCTCCCCCAGCGGGGTCATTTCGTCCAGGATGCGCTTGGCATCGGTCACATATCCGCCCGCGTCCGCCGCGAGGATGGCCCGCCGGAACTCCTGTTCCGCGGCGGCCTCGTTCTTCGCGATAGTCTTTCGCAGCGCGGTACTGCCCGCGCGGTCATTCCTGAACATTCCGCTGCGGGCTGTTTCCAGGGCCTTGTTATCCGCGGCCAGCTCGTCGACTGCGGCGAACGATGCAAACCCCCGCCCGTCGCCAAGGTTCCGGTCGATGTGGTGCCCGAACTCGTGCCGGAAAGTCCGCTTATAGGCCACCGTTCCCGGTGTATGCTTGCCCATGGACATGCGGCCTTCGTGGTCCATGTAGGCGCCCGGCTTTCCCTTCACCATGCCCTTCAGGTCCGGGGTCTTCTGGATCACCCGCAGCGCCGGTTCCGGGGTGCCGTCAAATGCGTTGTGGCTGTTCGCCCGCGCGACAGGCATGGCCTGCATGGCTTGCGCGGCCGTCATCGGGCGCCCTTGAGCCGCTGCTTGCGCTGCCGCGCTGGTTTCCCCGCGCCGGGTGCGCGGCACAATCGGAACCCATGCGCACCGGCAATTCGGATGCACCGGGATAAGGCCCCGGGCCTTGTCCAGGGTATAGGGGCCGCCGCGGGCCAGCGCCTCGCATTGCGGACACACCGCATTGTCACCGGCCGTCGCGAACTCGGCCTCAATCGCTACCCCCGAGACCCCGGCTTCCTGGTAGGCGTTCAGGCTGGCGTCGGCATGCGCCCGAATGACCTCTGTCCGCGCCATCATGCGGGCGCGGGTGATCCCGATCTTGTGCACCCGGTCGGTCAGCGCCCGGCTGATCTCGCGCGGCCCGAGCCCCTGGCTCAGCCCCTCAGCCAGTGTGCGGCTGATCTGCTGATCCATCGCGTCGGTGATGCCGCGCAAGTCGCTGTAGGCGCGCGTGTAGGCCAACGCCACGCGGTCCACATGGAACGGACGGGTGAATGCCTTCTCTACCCATTCCGGCGCCACAGGCGCGCCCTGCGCCCGCATACGGGATGCCGCCTGCGCGATCCCCTTCTGGTAGGCGTTGCGCACGTAGAGAGACGCCCACGAACGGCTGCCCGCGCTGTCCAGGCGCTCGCCGCGGCGGACCTCCAAGATCCCCGCGTCTTGCTGCTGCTGCAGCCAGTCCATGAAGGCCGCGACCTTCTGGTCCGAACGGGGCTGGTCGAAGCGGCCGCGGTTGGTCTTGAGCCCGAACCCGTCCTGCCTGTCCACTTCCTCCCGGATCTTGGCCGCGAGATTGCGGAACCGCCGGGCGGCGGCGGCTTCGAACTGGCGGCGCAGGGTTGTGGTGCGCGTCGGATCGTATCGGTGGGCGGCGTTGACCTTCAGGCAGGCCTCACACATGGCGCGCCGCGTTGAACTGGATCACGCCTTCGGCCCCAAGGTCGTCATCCTCGGCCACCTTGGGCTGCGCGGCCTTGTAACCCAGCGTCTCGCGGAACTCGGCGGGCGAAACGATCAGCTCCGCCCCCGGCGCGTTGGCATAGGTCGCGATGGCCTGCGCGTTCTTCTCGGCAATTTCGGCCCGCGCGACCTCGCCCAGCGTGTCGTTCTCGGGCCATGCGATGCCGTCCGCCCCGGACGGCAGGATGCCCAATTCCGTGCAGCGCGTCAGGAATGGCATGGCAATGCTCGGCCCGGCGAACTGCTCGCGGCGCTCCTCGACCCGGCCCACGAAATTGTTCTCGTCCTGGCTGGACGCCAGCTCGCCCGCCTCGCTGCCGATCAGGATGCGCTTGGGAATGCCCGTGGCCCCGGCGATCATGTCGATCTGCTTGTCGATGTGGTTGGCCGGGTCGGCGCCTTGCAGGCCCGGGGCGATGTTGCTCGCGTCGACCCCGCGCGTCCGCAGCCAGCGGCGCAGGCCATGCTGCATTTCCTCGACCTGCGCCTTGAGGGCTTCCGCCTCGTCCGGGTTCCACTGCACTTCCAGATCGGCCTTGAGGTGCATCAGCATGGCGACGTTCTGCCAATACATCTCGGCCGAGCCGCCCAGCAGCTTGTCCAGATCCATGAGCCTGTTCCAGACCCGTTCCAGGCGCGGCGTGCCGATGCTCTCGTCTTCGAGCGCCCGCTCCGCGATGTGGATCACGCGGCTATGGTGCACAATGAACGACTTCTGTCCTGCCCCGGCGCCGGTCCAGTTGACGCCCGAGGTGATCCGGTAGAGCAGCGGCCGGCCGAACCGGGGCGACTTCGGGTTGTCTTCCCACCGCACGATCTGCGCCGTGCGCTCCGAATGCGGCTGCACGTAAAGCAGGGTGAAGCGGTTGCCCCGCACGGGCTGGTCCATCGGCTGGCCGCCATCGAGGCCCAGCAGGAGGACGCCATAGTGCCCAAGCCCGGCGAGCCGGTCGGCCCGGTGCAGGGCGCGCCAGATATGCAGGCGGGCATCGAGCTTGCCGAACGCCTCCCGCACCTCGTCCGGGCCGTTCACCTCCGGCGCCTCGCGCCAGGTGGCGTCCGGGTAGGCGTCCACGATCCGGGCGGCAATGTCCTGCCGCAGATAGGCGTCAACGTAGTCCTCTGGCATGAGGCTCAGCGGATAGCCGAGCGTCTCGTAGAGATCGCGCGCGCCGTTGAAGCTTTGCCCCGCGCGGCCCGCGAGGATCTTGCGGGACACGAGGGCGCTGCCCGTGTTCGCATGGATGGCAGGGGCCAGCGGCGCGCCGTCAGGCCCGAGAAGCGTGCGATCACTCATTACCAGGTCACTTTCGTATGGTTCGGCCCCAGCATCAGCTCGGTCAGCGCCCAGACCAGCGCGTCGGCCCGGTCGGGCGACCCCTCACCGATGAAGCCCGAGGCCGTGAAGTTGCAGAGCTGGTCTTCGAGATCGGGGAAGTCCCCGACATGGTGGACGCGGCCCTGTTCGTAGAGCGCGCTTATCGGCTCGGCCCGGACGACCTTGCCCCGGCTGGCGGAAACCTCTTTGAAGCTCGCGTCCTTGTCCGCGGTCGACACGGTGAACCGCACCATGTCCCCGCCGAAATTCCGCTCTCCGACGATCCGGTCGGCCCTGTGCCGGTGATAGAGATCGACGGCCCGGCGGCCCCACCCTTCAGGCGACAGGTTGCAGGTGCCGTCCTGCAGCACATAGCCGTGGTCGTTGAAGCCGATCCCGGCTGCAATGATCCCGATATCGTCGCCGCCGCCGTCGCCGCGCGTGCCCGAAGGGTCCACCGCGATCACGATCCGGCGCAGCTCGGGAGCGGCCGCCACCCGAAGGCTGTCGAGCCCCGGCATGGTCTTGCCGTCAGGGGACTTGCGGTCTTCCAGCGCCCAGAGCGCCCCGTTCACGTCGCTGGCCCACTCTCCCGCCTCGAACCGGAGCCGCTTGGCGGCCGACATCGAGGCCAGCACCTCGAAATACTCGGGCGGCAGGTTGTCGGCATTGTCGGCCGGGTTGACCCGCATTTCGGCATAGTCGACGGGTTTGGGAAGGGCCTCTTTCGTGCCGGGCTTCACCTTCGCCCGGAACAGTTGGTAGCTCCAGTGCAGCTTGGACGGCGGGTTGCAGTCGAAATACGCCTTGAGCGTCAGGAACGCCCGGCCGGTTGCCGCCGCGATCTCGGGCGCCAGCGCGCATTTCTGAGCAAGCCGGGACATGGCCATTTCGACCGAGCCCCAGGGGATCTGGCTGCTCTCGTTGAAATAGAGCGTGGCATATTCCTGCCCGAGGATCTTCTCGACCCGCTCCTTGTCGTCCAGGCCTGCGATCCAGATCTGCGACCCGTTCGGCAGATCGACATAGAAGTCGGTCTTGTCCAACCGGACCAGCAGAGCCGGAAAGCAGAGCTTCAGCACCTTCGGCAGGGTGTCCGACCAGACCGAAGTCTTGGCGTGGTTGAACCGGAACCGGAAGATCACATGTCGGGAGCCGGGCGCGTTGATGGCCCGCTGGATGATCGCCCGCACGAGGATGAAGGTTTTCCCCGAACGCGATCCGCCCCGGAGCATGATGTTCCGCGCGGGTCCCGCCAGCAGCCGGTTCGCCTCCCGCTGCTTCGGCGTAAGCTTCGCGATGGGCGGGCCGCCGTTGTGCCCGATGCCGCTCACAACTCGGCGTCTTCCTGGTTGACCGTCAGACTGATCGCGCCGGTCGTGTTCACCTGGTCGCGGAACGCCTGCACGCTGACATGCTTGCCGATCAGCTCAAGCCGCTTGATCCGCTCGGACAGCTTGATCTTGACCGTCTGGCCGACCTTCTCGCCCTCGACCAGCGTCTCGTTCACGTCGAGCCCGGACACGAGCCCTTGCCGCCAGATCAGGGGCCAGTCCTTCACGGGCCTGATCGCTCCGGCCTCGTCCAGAATGTCCGCAAGGTCCGCCGTCACCTCGGCCGCCAGCCGCCGCAGCATCCAATCTGCGTCAAGCTGCGTGCGCTCCGAACGCTGGGCTTGCGCATCGGCGATGGCATCGAGGACCTGAACATTTCTCAACAGGCGGGAGCCCTGCTGTTCGGCCGTCCGCGCACTGTAGCCCGCCCGGATCGCCGCCTGTGTCGCGTTCAGGTCGACGAGGTACTCCTCGACGAAACGCCGCTGTTTCGCCGTGAGCGCCATTTTCGCCTCCGTCATTCCTTCGGTCGCACAACCGCCGATTTCGCGCCTTTCGGCAGTGAATGGGGCGGTGATCCACCCCCCGTAGCTTGCCAGCCCCCGACCAGCAGCCGGGGCTTGCCGCGAGATCGCTTCACCCGAACCCCGCGCGCGACCCAGCCTCCCACGCCCCGGACCCAACCGGCCGGGATCTGCGTCGGAGATGCAGCGAAGATGCGGGCGGCCACGATGGCCACCGCCAACCGCCACCGGGGCAGCGAGATCCTGACGGAAAGCTGTCCCCGCATGCGCCCTGCCTCCGGCCGAATGATATGATGGCCAGACCCTGGCATTGCCGCAGGTCTGGCCTGCTCGCCCTTCGGAATGAGGGGGGACGAAAGGGCGAGCTATGGGTGAGCGCGGGCCGGACCGCGCACGTGCATCATACCTGAGAGGGAGAAGGGCCGCCGCAAGAGGGCGTGATGGCTGAACGGGACGAGGCCCCGAAACGCGAACAGGGGCTCGCGTTCCCGCAAACCCCTGACGATGATGCCAATCTGGCACGCCGAAGATTTTCAGTCAAGGCTTTGCCAACGCCGAAGAACAGTGCGGTTCTGGCTCTGATCTACGCGGCTGCGGCAGTGGTCGCGGCCGACCTCTTCACAGCCCCTAAGATCCACTCGATATGCGACCCTCGGCCGCTGACCGCCCGCGCGAGTTGGCCTCGACTGCCCCCCCCCAAAGGAAGCACCTATCGGAACGTCCCGTTTAGAACGTAGCGGGTACGTTCAGCGAACTTCACGTTTCGTGACTATGGTAACGACAAGGGTGACACATGAGCCGAAGACTCCCCCGCCGCATTCTGATCGCCGCCTTTCTCGCGGCCGCCTTGGCTGAGCCTGCAGCTGCTATGCAGACCCAAATCTCGGGCTCAGTGCGCCTCCGCGACGGCGACACGCCGGTGGTTGGTGGCGTCCCGGTCCGCCTCAGCGGGCTGACCTGCGACGAACGCGGCTCCCAGATGGGAGATCGGGCCACGGCGCGCCTTTGGGATATCATCGGAAGGCAACACCTGACCTGCGTCTTGAACGGGGAAACCACCTACGACCGGCAGGTCGGGCGCTGCTATCTTCCGGACGGGCGCGACATTGCCGAGATCCTGATCTCCGAAGGATATTGCGGCCGCTGCGCCCGGTACGACCCCCAGCGGACCTACGTCAAAGCCCAGAGGCATGCCGGGCGCTATCGGGGTGCCATGCCGGGATACTGCCGCCCGAGGTGATACCGCCCGCTATCGGCGCTCCACCACGTCGGCCAGCTTGCGCAAGGCCTGCACGTAGCCCCGCCCTTCGTCCGTTGCCTGGCGGTCCCGGATCAGGGCGGTTTGCTCGCGCACGGCGCCCCAGATCGCCGCCTGCTGCCAGCGGTCGAGGTGGCCGAGGTAGCCTTGCCAGCGCATCCAGTTGGTGACCGCAGCGTGGGCCTTTTCCTCCTCGCTCCGCAGGTCCAGGTCATCGTCTCCGCTGATCTCGAAACGCTCGAGCAACATCTCGATCTTGGCCGTCTTCGGGTGGAGCCGGACGCCGAGGTAGCGCTTCGCATAGGCCGCATGTGCGCCGCAGAGCCCGGCGAACGCGGACCAAAGGCGGGCGACCTCGTCGGGCCTGTCGCACAACAGGTGCAGTACCCGGCCCGCATCGCATTCGAGGCTCTGCGCCCGCGCCTTGGCCATGTCCTCCGGTCTCGCCTTCCATCCCATCTGGCGGCACCGCGCCCGCAGCGCGACGTCGGCCTCCGTGCGTTCGTAGCCCGGCCTTGTCGATCGCCGGATGCGCCCGTCCTTCTCGCGCCTCTCGACCGGCGCCAACCCCGGCATGCCCGCCAGCTCGGCCTTCTTCGCCAGTTTCACTGCCCGCGTGCGGGTCTTGCTGCCCTTGCCCATGTCCTGTCCCTTATTTCACACCGGCGGCCCGGAGGGCGCGGGGCCCAACGGCGCCCCTGATCCGCCCCAGCTCCGCGCGCATCGCCGAGACCTCGGCCAGCTTTTTCGACGCGGCCTCCTGCTGCTTTCCGACCAGATCCGAGACCGCACGGATCTCGCGTTCGAGAGCGGCCAGCCTCTCGGTCGCGGCCTCGATGCCTTCGTTGCCCCCATCGGGGCCGAAGAAGGCCTCCCGGATCTCGGCCACCCAGCCGGGCATCACACCCAGCACATCGGCAACCGTCGCATCGGTGTCGTTCTGCCGGTAGCGTTCCGCCTCGGGGTCATAGACCTCCCGCAGCATATCCACGATCTCGCGGCGCTGTTCCCGGGAGGGCTGGCGCAGCACCTCGGCGGGTTTCGCGGCCGGAGCCGTCGTCGTCTTCGTCATGCCTGTCGCCTTTCGTTTCGCTTCGCAGGCCGGGCAGTGGAGCTTGCCCTTCACCTCGGCCCAGCCTTGCCCGGTCATCTTCCGGTTTATCTGCCCCGCATCCGGCACCCAGACCCGGCCGGGTCGATGCAAGTAGTTGCAGGTCACGACCTCCTCGCGCCCGCAGCCATCACAGGCCACCCGAGCCCGGTTCACGCCTTTGCCCTTGATCTCGTGAATGCTCATCGGGCCCGCGCTCAGAAGGGGATTTCGTCGTCGAGATCGGGGCCGCCATATCCGCCCCCGGGGCCGCCTGACGGACCTTGGCCGTAGCCATGGCCTCCTGCCCCCGAGCCGCCCCTGTCGCCTCCGCCGCTTTCCCGGCGATCCAGGAACGCGATTTCCCCGGCGAACGGGCGCACGGCGATTTCGGTCGTGTAACGGTCCTGCCCGGTCTGGTCTTGCCACTTGCGGGTTTCGAGCTTGCCCTCGACATAGACCTTGGAGCCCTTGCGCAGGTATTGCTCGGCGAGCCGGACCAGGCCCTCGGCCCAGATCGAGACCGAATGCCATTCGGTGCGCTCGCGACGCTCGCCGGTGTTGCGGTCCTTCCAGGTCTCGGAGGTGGCGATCCGCAGGTTGCAGACCTTCCCGCCGCTCTGGAAGCTGCGCACCTCCGGGTCGCGCCCCAGGTGGCCGATCAGGATCACCTTGTTGACAGATCCGGCCATCAGGCGGCTCCCCTCTGCTCATCGGTTGCGGATTGGCCCGTTTCGGTTGCGCCGAACCGCTTCGGGCCGGTGAAATCTTCCGCCGGGCTGAAACCGGCGGCCCGCATGGCCCGGGCCGCGGCCTCGGGGCTGCACCGCTCGCGGTCCTCGGGGGCCTCGGTCCCGGCCCACCCGCTGCGTGCCCGGACCCTGGCCGCGCGGACGGCCCGCATTTCGATGCGGCAGCGCTCGGCGATGTCGCCCTCGATGGGCCGCTTGCGGCGCTGCGGGTTGTCCGCGGACTTCCACCATTTCGCCGCCCGCTCGATGGCCCAATCAGGGAAAACTGCCAGAGCGTCGGCCCAATCCTCCATCTCGATCTCGCGCAGCGCCCGCGGCGTCTCCTTGTCGAAATACGGGGTCAGCAGCGCGCCGACGCGGGCCATGGTGCGCACCGGATCGCCGGGCCGGGAAAGCTGGGCCGCGATCATCGCCGCCGCCTCACGCTCGGCCGGAGCGGCGCGCAGCGACCGCAGCACACGCGTCAAATAGGCCAGACCCTGGTCCACCTCGGCCGGGTGTCGCGGGTCCAAGGCCGCCAGATCGGTTGTCATAGTTGCCCTCCATGAGCTTGGTGAAGTTGGCCTGCTTGACCAGGAAATCGAAGTTGCAGCGCCATGAGTGCGTGGGGTCCCGGCTTCGGCCGCTGAGGAAGTCCGAGGCTTCGACACGGCGCATCGCCTCCCGCCAGCCGTCGACGCCGCCAACCTCACGCAACCGGGCCTTGAGGGCCTGACGCCGGGCCGGGGTGAGTTTCTGGACCCTCGCCAAGCCGACGCGCTCGGCGGTTTCGTTGAACAGCGTGATCGCATCTTCGATTTCGGAAGACGGTGCAGATGCACGAGAAGCGTCAGCTTCTCTCTCTGACGGTTCCTGATGGTTCTCTGACGGTTCGGGTGCACGCTGTGCAGGGGGGTGGTGCACGCTGTGCAGGGGTTGGGTGCACGGTGTGCAGGGGTGCATGTCGTGCAGGGGTGCACGCGGCGCAGGGGGGTGCACATCATGCAGGGGTGCACGCGGTGCAGGGGTCGAGCGAACGAAGAACACGTTGCAGCCCTTCGGCCCCGCGTTCCGATAGATCGTCAGATAACCCCGCTCCTCCAGGGCACCGATGATCTGGCGCACCTTGCGCTCGCTGCAGCGCGCGAGCTGGGAGACCCTTGAGACCGAGGGATAGCACCGGCCTTCGTCATCGGCATGGTTCGCCAGCGCGAGCATCACCGCGCATTCGTAGACATCGGACAATTCACTGTCCCAGATCTCGGCCATGATCCTGATGCTCATGACGCGGCCCTTTCGATCCCGGCGGCGCCCGGCCCGGCCATGATTTCGCGGGCGAGATAGGCGAGCCCGTCCAGGCTGCACTCGACCCATTCCTCGGGTGGTGCTGCGTCCCCGTCGCCAAAGGCCGCGCGGATCGCGCCCAGCGGCAAGGCGCAGCGGATCGGCCGCCGGTCGAAGCGATAGACCACCACGGGCAGTTGCCCGGCCTTCCGGGCACTGGCGGCCGCCTGCATCCGCCAGTCGTCAGCGCAGCCGGTCCCTGCGGATCGGCGCTTGCACTCGATAGAGAACGGCCAGGCCGGATCGTCCGTCACCAGATCGCCCAAGCCGGAGTCCTGGCACTGGCGCAGGTTGCGGCGGAACGCGATGCCGGTCAGGTCGAACAGGGCCGCGGCGACCTCGCGCTCGAGCTCGGCCCCCTTGGCGCGGTTGCGCCGGCCGATGGCGGATCGGTCCTTCATCTGGACACCTCCTGTCTGAAATGCTCGTGGCGGTGCAGGCTCATACCCGGCCCGCCCTGATCTGCGCCCGGGCGAGGGCCTTGTCGAAAGCCGCGCGGATCGCCTTTGTGGAGTTGCTCTCGGGCTCGCCCGCCAGCCGCGGGTGCAGCGCGACCCGCAGACCGTGCACCTCGTCCAGAGGCAGGTCGATGTGGGCTCGGCCGTCTCTCACGCTGACATGGACGCTGTTGCTCATGCGGCCCCCTTGCCCCCGGCCGCCGCGCGAAATGGCGCAGAGCCGGGGGCCGTGCCGCGAGTGGATCTGATGAAATTCGTCATGCCGCCTCCCTCACGCCGTGGTGCCGGTCTTGAGGCTGGCCGCCTTTCCCGCGAGCCAATCCCGCATGATGTCGACGGCTTCGAGCGTTTCCTTGACAGCGCGGAGTTGGCTGTCGGCATCCCCGGATTGCTCGGCCTCCGCCTGGGCCATGACGGCCTCGGTCGCTTCCTTCAGCGTGTGGACGTGCGTCACCGCAGGGACAGCCCCGCAATGCTCGTTCGCGCGCCGCAGGAAGTTGGCGAAGGCGATGTCGCCTGTTGCCTTCTGCAGCGCGACCACCTGCGCGAACGTGATGTCGAGATGCCCGTTCTGGATCTTCGAGATCGTGCCGCGCGAAACCGGCTCGCCATATTCGGCTTCGATGGCGGCGCAGGCGGCGTCCACACCTCCGACACGGGCAATGGTGGCCCGGGCCATGTGCATGAAGAGCCGCTTATCCATGGGAAACGCCTTTTCCTTGAGGGGGGCTCGCGCTGCGCGCACCTTGGGCGCATGGAGCAAAGCCGTTTTCATCGTTCATTTGAGGAGTGGGGGACCGGGGGCGCGGCATCAGGCGGCGTCCCCGGTGGGTGTGGGGATGAAGTCCGCCGGGGAGAGGGGGACGCCCCTCTTGGCGGCGAGTTCAAGAAGCTTCGGAATGTGCCTGTATGGCACGAGGCCGTCCGTGCCGCCCCGCTCGCGCGAGGCCTGCCACATCGACACCCGCGTCCGGTGAATGCCAATGACTTTCGCTACTGCGGAGGGGCCGCCAAGGGCCGAAATGATGGTGCTAGCCGGTTCCATACAGCAGATGTAGCGATTTTAGCTACCAATCGCAATATGGCTTGTAGCGATTTTCGTTACAGATGATGATTGGCGTCGCGGATATGCTGTTCGCTGACATGGCTCCGCGAACCCCGATATCAGCGCCCCTTAACGAGTGGCTCATTCAAGCTCTGGATCACTCCGGGCTGAGCCAGTCGGCTTTGGCCGAACTTCTTGACGCGCGAGTGCAGAAGAAGATCGACCGCTCGATCATCAACAAGATGACACTGGGCAAGCGAACGATCTCGGCTGAAGAAATGCTGTTGATCTCGGAGATCACTGGCTTTGACCTACCTAGCGATACGGCTCGGATCGCTACCATAGCCATCGCTGGCAAGGTTGGCGCAGGCGCGCGGGTGCCCGTCTTCGACACCTACGAGAAGGGCGACGGGCCGCAAGTCGAGTGTCCGCCGGGGCTGTCGCCGCACAACATCGTGGCGGTGGAGATCGAGGGCGATAGCATGGAGCCGGTCTATTCGGCTGGCGATCTGCTGTTCTACACGCGCTGGTCGGACGGAAGCGTGCCCAGCGAGGCCGTAGGCAAGCGATGCGTTTGCGAGTGCGAAGAGGGGCTAGGCTGGGTGAAGGTTGTTCGCCCAGGACGAGACCATGGCACCTTCGATCTGCACAGCTTCAACGACCAGACGCCGACGATGTACGGGGTCCGGCTCAAGTGGGCGGCACCGATCAAGCTGCATTGGCCAGCGGAGTTGGCGAGGAAGGTATAGGGGCGCTGCTGTGTTCTGCGGCCCGGGTGCGCCATGCCCTTTCGCAAGGGGCTATATACTTAACTAGCCCCTACGCCTTGGCGATCTACCTTACCTATACTATGTTCCGTGCGGGAGGCTATCATGTCAGCACAGACCATCGCAGACGACGTGCTTAAGCTTGCCAAGAGGCGACGGCTTGCGCTCACGCCAATGCAGCTTATGAAGCTCGTTTACATTGCTTATGGATGGCACTTGGCGATGCAGGGTAGCAAGCTGTTCAATGAGCGCATCGAAGCATGGAAGTATGGTCCGGTGATCCCAGACCTTTACCAAGCCACGAAACACTTCGGCGGCTCCGCCATCCCCGCCCACCTCATCGCGAACGCTCCAACCTCACATCCTGAACTTGAAGCGTTTCTCGACAGCATCGTTGAAAATTACGGCAAATATTCGGGGGTCGCATTGTCGAACCTCACTCACCGAGCTGGCACGCCATGGCATCGAGTATATCGCCCGAATGTACTTAACATAGAAATTCCAGACGAATTTATCCGTGAGCATTATCAGCAAGGTTTAGATGCAAGACGAGCCACCGCCGCCGCCAACTGAGTGGGCAAAGGGCCATGAATGGGAAACAGATCAAGTCGCGAAGAACGAAGTTTCTAAGTGGCCTGATCCAGCCTCTCTTAAGGGCACCAAAGATACGAACACGTTGCGCTTGCTTCGGAACTCCGGTCTCATAGCAGTGTGTCTAATGTGGTTCTTTGCGGCAGTTTTCGTTGCCAGCATGGTCGTCTGGCTGTTCCACTTTCTTACGCCATGGGGCTGGCTCACTGATCTGCAGCTATCAAAAATTCAAACCGTTGTCTTCTCTGGGAGCTTAGGGGCCTTGGTGTCAGCGTTCGCCCAAAAGCACATTTCTCAATAGTCATTTTCATCAAGTGGCAACTCAAGCTGAGTACCTTTTTTCGGAAAGGCTCGGTTTGACATAGTTGTAAACTGTTCCCATGTAGCGCTAGCGCGCATCAAGCCTATGACCGCGTGAAGATGCTGTGCAAGTGCCGGGTGTCCAATGTCGTCAGTAAGGAACTGGTGATGCTTCCGCACCCTTCCGCCATCTTCCTACTTTGGACTAAACTTTATGGTTGACTTAACCAGCCAATCTCCGCCAGAGATCTCTAGCTAGTTAGGCATACAGCCCCTTTCGCAAAGGTAATGGAGACTTAGCGCCACTCCGGCCCATCATAGTCCGCAGGTGGTTCCACATCATCCCATCTCGCTGCAATTTCCTTGCACGATTCCGCTACACGTTCGCGAAACCGCGCGTGGGATACGCTGGCCTTCACGATTTCATGCTCAGCCAAGTCCGCGGCCATGCACAGCCTTGCCAATGGCTCCATTTGCCCACCCTCTAGCGCCCAAAGCACAAGGCCTGACGTGGTGACCAGACGCTCCTTTAGAGATCCGCGATCGGCAGAAAAGGCAAACAGAAGCACGATCCCGCCAGTGTACGTAACATCTTCTTTTGTCTCCGTGACCTGCGCGTCCAGGCTAACATTTAATTTCACGCCCTCGACTCGAGTGGAGATCATCTTGGGGCTGGGGGAAATAGTCAGCCGTGAGAAACTCTTGGGGTTGAATGTTGCCTGAAAGGCTCGGACGGCCCTTGAACACCTCAGAGCCTCGTCGCGATGGTACCCGCTCTCCCTTCTGGCCTTGTCGTCAAGCCTGTCGATGAGGAACTCCAAGCCATCCCGGTCGAAATTTGGCTTGGACAGCGCCTGCTTTAGGGGCTTGCGAATCTGCACGTACGAGGCCACTTCCACCTTCTTGGGGAACTTCGCGGCGCGTATGGCTTTTGTCCGCTGTGTCGCATTCGTGGTCGCGAAGTACTCCGCTATGTGATTCACTGAGAACTGTGGCGACCGGTTGAAGCGGTAGTTCGGGGAGGCTGACATGGACGACATCACGCTGGTTGCTAAGCTTGTCGATGGAACAACGGTATACGTGTCACCTCTTCATGACCAGACTTATAGCGAGTACGTCGAAGCCGACAATCTCGGCGGCTCAGCGGGATACTTCATCGCTCGAGAGCGCCTAGATCAGTTCGAAATTCTTGCTAAGGCATCGAGCCTGGATGCAGCGCGCGAAATTTTCGGGATGCTCACGTCATCCCGTTTGGCCGCCAGCTAAGGTTATATCCCCCAGCGGTAAACCGCAGGTTTTTTGCTCTTCCTTCTCGGTGACAGCCCAGACCCCGCCGCGCGCGGGGTTTTCTATGCTGTCACCCCGGGGCTGATGGGGTGACAGGAATGTAGCGAAAAGAGCTACAATCTGTATTGCCAAAGGTAGCGATTATCGCTACATATCTCCTTGCAACAACAGCAAGGGGGTTCCCATGAGCAACACCGAATACCCGCTGAGCTGGCGCGGCTTCGCCCTCGCGCTGTTCATCGCCGCAACCCAGCTCGGGTTGATCGCCGCGGCCTTCCACTTCCTCGCGTCCCTGCGGGGTGCGCTGTGATGCTGGCGCTGAACGGACCCCACTGGCTGGTGATGGCCGATTTCGGCCCCCTTGGCGTCGGCGCACCCGATCCCGCTGCGACATGGGACGACGCGCTGGACCAGCTCGCCGCCGCTGCTGACGAGGACCGGCCCGCCCGGGTCTTCCGGCTCGATTTCAACGCCCCGGCCATGACCGAGGTCACGGACGAAGCGTGGCGCGGGCTCGAGGGCCGCCTCGCGGGGATGGCGGCATGATCGGCCCTCTCCGCACCGCCGAGGCGCTGGACCCGATCAGCACGCCACAGGGCCGGGCCGAGGCCCGCGACCGCCGCCGGGCGATCCTGCGCGAAGCGGCCCGGGCCGCGCGCTGGCTGGCCTGGACCTCCCTTGGCCTGCTTGTGATCGGCCTGATCGGCCACGTCGCCGACAAGGCCATCGGGCAGGTGATCCACGACATGCACGGAAGCGAGGTGAGCCAATGGGCGAGCTAACGAGGATCCCGCAGGAGGACGCCGCGACCCCGGCCAGCCTCGGGGCGATCACCCCCATGGGGATGATCTCGCAGGCCGTCGCGAACGGCGCAAACATCGAGACTGTCGAGCGGCTGATCGCCCTGCATGAACGCTGGGAATCCGGGCGCGCCCGGAAGGCATTCGACGCGGCGATCTCGGCGGCCCGGGCTGAAATCAAGCCCATCGTGAAGGGCTCGACGGTCGATTACGCGAGCAAGAAGTCGGGCGACCGGACCAATTACTCCTATGAGACCCTCGACGCGATTGCGCGCGAGGTCGACCCGATCCTCGCCCAGCACGGCCTTTCCTATCGCTTCCGCTCCCAGCAGAGCGACCGCGGCGGGCTGGCCGTGACCTGCATCGTCGCCCATTGCGACGGCTACAGCGAGGAAACGACCCTCAGCGGCCCGCCCGACCAGAGCGGCAACAAGAACGCCTATCAGGCCATCGGCAGCGCCGCGACCTACCTGCAGCGATACACGCTCAAGCTCGCGCTGGGGCTCTCGGCCGCGAAGGACGACGATGCGCAGGGTGCCGGGGCCCAGGGCGCCGGGGCCCCGAGTGAAGGTCGCGGGAACGGCCGCGCGCCCGAAACGCCCCGCTTTGACCCGAAGGCTGCAGCCGGGCGCATCCGGCGCAAGCTCGAAGCGGCCCGGACGCTGGACGATCTCAGCCGGATCTGGCGGCAGGAAGAGGCCGCCGTGATCGTCGAGATCAAGGCGGCCGAGCCCGGCCTCTATTCCGAGCTCGAGCGCAGCAAGGATGCCCGGAAGCTGACCCTGACGCGCGCCGCCTCCGACATTGGCGACGACGAAATCCCGTATTGAGGCAGATCCCATGAACGACATGACCCCGACCTCCTCGAAAGAGGGTGCGAACCCGCGCGCCGTGATCGGCGGAAACAATCCGCCGGACCCGCTGGACGAGGCGCTGGCCCCCTATGGCGATTTCATCACCGAGGCCGAGAGCTGGCTTGACGGAACGCAGGTCACGACCGCGGCCCAGATGAAGGCGGTCGACGATCTGGCGAAGGAGATCAAGGCGGCCGAGAAGGCCGTCAGCACGGCCCGGGACGCGGCGACGAAGCCGCTCCATGCGGCATGGCAGGCCGAAATCGCGCGCTGGAAACCGACGCTGGAAGACCTCGACCGGATCAAGAAAGGGCTCGCCGCTCTGGTGAGCGCCTTCAAGGTCAGGCTCAAGGCCGAACAGGACGCGGCCGCCCGGAAGGCCCGGGCCGAAGCCGACCGCAAGCGCCGGGAGGCCGAGGAAGCGACCCGGACGGCCGCAGCGGGCGACATCGAGGCGCAGCGCGCCGCCGCCCAGGCTCAGGCCGAGGCGAAGGCCGCCCGGAAAGCCGCCAGCGCGGCCGGCAAGGATCGGGTGAAAGGGGTCCGCACCGTCACCCGGTACGAGTTCGAGAGCCACAAGGCCGCCCTGCACGACATCGCCAAGAACGACCGCGACGCCCTGACGGATTTCGTCGAGGAATATGTGCGGCGCCACCACAAGAACCGGGTGATCGCGGGCGTCCGCGTCTGGGAAGAGCAGGAGGCGTATTGATGTCCGCCGCTGATCCTCTCGCCGCTGCCCTAGAAGACCTGCGCGCCTCGATCCTCTCCACGCTGGATGCGGGCGAGGGGTCCAGGATGCGCCGACTGCTCGACATGCACCCCGTCCACCAGGCCCTCACCGATGTCGAGCGCCTGATCCGCCGAGCCGAGGAGAACCGCCAATGACCCGCAACGCGCTGGCCGATCTGGCCGAAGAATATGAACGCCGCGAGCGCGCTGCGGGCGGGCTTGCCGGGGGCGCCGATCCCGAAATGATCTTCGCGGAAATGGCCGAGGACCACGCGCTTTCCGCCGCCGAGATCGCGGAAGTCGTGCGGGCCTCCTGGGTCGGGCTGGGGGCGTGCTGATGCAGAACCCGCCCGCCATTCTGATCCAGAAGACGCCCTCCGGGCTCATGCCCTACGGCCCCCACAGCGGCCCGATGCTGGACGACCTGCCTATCGGGCAGGTGCTGACCGCGAAGCCCCGCAAGGGCCGCCTGCTGCCGTGGAACGGCGCGTATTGGGCGGGGCTGCGCACTGCCGTTGAGAACTCGGAGGCGTGGCCTACCGACAAGCACCTGCACCAGGACCTCAAGCGCCTCTGCGGCTATGTCGAGCACTATTTCAGCCCGCTTTCGGGGCAATGGGAGATCCGCGTCCAGTCCACCGCCTTCGACAGGATGGGGCAGCCGGAATTCGCGGCCTTCTTCCGGCTCGCGCAGATGCGGTTCGCCCAGCAGATGGGGTTTGACCCGTGGGCCGTGGGGAGCGCGGCATGACCGATCTGTCCGCACGCGGCCCGCTCGGGCTCAAGGCACCGCGCGTGCCGGATGACCCGGCCCATCTCGCCCGCATCCGGTCGCTGCCCTGCTGCATCTGCGCCGAATGGGGCCTGCCGCAGCTTTCGCCCACACAGGCGCATCACTGCATCCACGGCCGGTTCAGCGCGCGCCGCGCTCCCGACTGCATGGCGATCCCGCTCTGCGAGGGCCACCACCAGGGCCTGCTCGATGGCTCGAAGCTCGCCCTGCACCAGGCCCCGAGCCGCTGGCGGCGGCTTTATGGCAACGACACCGACTGGATTTCGTGGGCCGAGGACCGCCTGCGCGAACGAGAGGAACAGACGATATGAGCGAAGAAGCCCAAACCGACGCGACCTACCGCGTCACCGCAGGCGAACTGCGCCAATTCATCGAGCGCTTCGAGCGCCTGGAGGCCGAGAAGAAGGATCTCGCGGACCAGCAGAAGGAGGTGATGGCCGAGGCCAAGGCCCGCGGCTACGACACCGGCGTGATGCGCAAGCTGATCGCCCTGCGCAAGCGCGACAAGGACGACATCGCCGAAGAGGAAGCCATCCTCGAGATGTACAAAGATGCGCTGGGGATGGGCTGAGCCATGGCTGACGGTTCGTCTCTTCTGTTCGACTTCGCGGCCGAGCGCCCGGCCGATCCCCGTCCGATGATCATCGACAGCTTCGCGGGCGGTGGCGGGGCCTCGACCGGGATCGAGATGGCGCTCGGCCGAAGCCCCGATGTCGCGATCAACCACAGCGGCCCGGCGCTGGCCCTGCACCAAGCCAACCACCCGGAGACCCTGCACCTCAACAGCAACATCTGGGACGCGGACCCGCTGAGCGTGACCGGCGGGCGCCATGTCGGGCTGCTCTGGGCCAGCCCGGACTGCAAGCACTTCTCGAAGGCCAAGGGCGCGGCGCTCTGCGACCGCAACATCCGCGATCTCGCCTGGGTCGTCGTCAGATGGGCCGAGGAGGCCCGGCCCGACGTGATCTGCATGGAGAATGTCGAGGAGTTCGTGACCTGGGGGCCGGTCGGCGAGGACGGGCGGCCGATCCGCGAGTTTGCGGGCATGACCTATGAGCTCTGGGTCAAGCGGCTGCGCAAGGCGGGCTACAAGGTCAAATGGCGCGAACTGCGGGCCTGCGACTACGGCGCGCCCACGATCCGCAAGCGCTGGTTCTGTGTCGCGCGGCGGGACGGCCGGCCCATCGCCTGGCCCGCGCCGACCCATGGCGATCCGGCCAGCCCGGCGGTCCGCAAGGGCAGGCTGCTGCCGTGGCGCGCGGCCGCCGACTGCATCGACTGGTCGCTGCCCTGTCCGTCGATCTTCGACAGCTCGGCCGAGATCATGGCCCGGCACGGCCTGCGCGCGGTGCGCCCGCTGGCGGAGAACACGCTCGCCCGGATTGCCCGCGGCATGCGCCGCTATGTGCTGGATGCCGAGCGGCCCTTCATCGTGAACCTGACCCACGGCGGCCGGACCGAGGATCTGGCCCGGCCGCTACGCACGATCACCGGCGCCAACCGGGGCGAAAAGGCACTGGTGGCGCCCAGCCTGACCCGCTTCAACGGCGGAGCCACGGGCGCCGATCTGCGCGACCCGATGCCGACCGTCACCGCGAACAGCTGGATCAAGCGGCCCGGCGGCGCGATGCCGCTGGGGATCATCACGCCGCATCTGCTGAGCCTCAAGGGCTCGGCCCGCCGCGATGGTGCCGTTTCGGCGCCGCACCCGACCGTGCTGGCCGGTGGCGGCCACAGCGCCGTGGTCGCGCCGGTCCTGACTTACGCCCAGCAGGGCGGCGGCAACCGCTCGGCCGAGGCTCCGCACCACACGATCTGCGCCTCGAAGAAGGACCAGAACAGCCTGCTGGCCGCGACCATGGTTCATGTCGGCAACGGCGAACGGCCCGGGCAGGCGCCGCGCGCGCTCGACATCAGCGCGCCGCTGAACACCGTGGTCGCGGGCGGCGTGAAGCACTACCCGGTGGCGGCCTTCCTGGCCCAGCAGAACACCGGCCATGTCGGTCGCGACGCGCGCGAGCCCATGTCCACCATCTTGAAAGAGGGCAGTCACCAGACGCCGGTCGCGGCGTGGTTCGCGAAATATTACGGCACCGGCGACGGCGCCCGGATGGACGCGCCCTGCCACACGGTGACGGTCAAGGACCGCATGGGGCACATGCAGGCCGATCTGGCCGCGCCGCCCTTCGCTCCGGAACACGAGGCCCGGGCGCGCGAGGTGGCCGAGTTCCTGCGCGCCCATGGCGCTTGGGACGGCGGCGCCTTCGTCACGCTCGAGATCGAAGGCCAGAGCTTCGTCGTGATCGACATCGGCATGCGGATGCTGAGCCCGCGCGAGCTGTTCAACGCGCAAGGCTTCCCGCCCGACTACGTGATCGAGGGCGCCTGGGAGGGGCTCGACAGCGACGAGCCCATCTTCCGCCCGTTTTCCAAGGATGTGCAGATCAGCTGCTGCGGCAACTCGGTCTGCCCGCCCGTCGCGGCCGCGATCATCGCCGCCAATTGCAAGCATCTGGCAGAAAAGCAGAGGGAGACCGCATGATGGCTGAGCCCCAGCGCCCCTACACGCCCGACATGCTGGCCGAGCGGTGGGGCTGTTCCGGAGAGACCGTGCGGGCAATGATCCGCGAGGGGAGGCTGCCCGCTTTCCGAGTCGGGGGGCGCCTTCTCAGGATCGCAGCACAGACAGTGAAGGATTTCGAATGCGGGACTATAGAATCGGCCACCTCAACGGCCGACATGTCGTCATCTGGACCGACGACGAGGGCAAACGTCGACGCTATCGTCTTGAGGCGAACACGGCCCGGGAGGCCGAGCGGGAAGCGCGCGACCTCATCCTGAGGCTGGACGCGCCGCCTGCGGGCATGACTGTTGCGCAGGTATGGGGCGCATACCGCGTGGAAATGGGCGACCGCCGCCAGGGTGAGAAGATGGATTTCGCGGCCAAGGTGATCCTGCCCGCCTTCGGGCATCTGTCCGTGGACCAGATCACGGTCGCCGATTGCCGCGGCTATATCGCGAAGCGCCGCACGGCGGGGCGTAAGGACGGAACGATCAGGTCCGAGCTCGGGTGCCTCCGATCCGCCGCGCTCTGGGCGCGGAAGGTTCGCCTGATCGACGCGGTTCCCCCTATCGAGATGCCGCCGACCCCGGCGCCGCGCGAGCGGTACTTGTCGCGTGACGAGGTGGACCGGCTGCTTGCCGCAGCTCTGGATCCGCATATCAAGCTTGCGATGCTTCTGATGTTGACGACCGCAGGGCGTAGCGGGGCGATCCTGGAATTGACTTGGGACCGGGTCGATTTCGCAAGCCGCACGATCCGGTTGGCGGCCAACGATCTGGGGCCGCGCAAGGGGCGTGCAACTGTTCCGATCAACGACACGCTGATGGCGGCATTGCAAGACGCACAGCGGGCAGCGGTCTCGGATTTCGTGGTGGAGTGGGGCGGTCGGCCTGTGCGATCGATCAAGACCGGCTTCAATGCTGCCGTTGCCCGTGCCGGAATTGATCACTGCACGCCGCACGATCTGCGCCGGACCGCTGGCCGCTTCATGGCGGAGGCCGGGGTGCCGATCGAGGAGATTGCGGAGTATCTCGGGCACACGAATCCGAACGTCACGCGCTCGACCTATGCCAGGTTCAGCCCGGAACATTTGCGCCGCGCTGCCGGTTCTTTGGAGTTCGGAGCTCCGAAACTGGTTCAACGAACCAGAGTGCAAACACCAAAAGGCCGCGTAAGTCTTTGA